GGAATTGATGTTGGACGGTTCAATCATCAAGCACCGAAAAGTGCCAAATCATCGTTACTCGAGAGCTTGGGTTCCTATTGAGGCCCCTGTCGGAGCGGTGGAAGAAAAGTCTCAGAGCATCGAGAAGCCTCCTACACCTGACAGGTAATAACTCCTAGCGTGTAAGGCGTAGTGCTACACTGGGACCGTAACGATTCCCGGAAGGTTTTGGCATGCCCGCACCCCGTAGCAGGTCAGATGAGATCACTCGACGCCCTGGTCGTATCCGTAGCGTAGGGCGCAACCTGGGCCAACGTCTGTTCCGTCGATTGCGCGGTCGTGGCGGTGGCGGGGATCGATCTGTTCGTGAAATTCTACGCCAAGGGCGCCGTCGTCGACCCGCTTTTGCGTAGCAGGCGCGGGGAGCCGCTGTATGGCCCTGGTTACTAGAAATGATTTAAAGGTTTACATGGACATCTCCCTGACGTTACGTCAGGAGGATGCATGCGACATTGTGCTGGCTGGACTCCAGTCTGAGCTGGAGTCCTACCTTGGTCGCAAGATCGAAGCAGCCGATATTACCGAGGAACACATCCTCGATTCAAATCATCTCGGCGTGCCAGAAGCGTCCTTTTTCTATGACAACAAGCTCGACTCGAAGGTCGCCGGTGCCCTCACCTACACCGACCCTCCGGCAACGATCTACCTGCGGGAAAGTCCTGTCAACTCAGTGACGAGTGTCTCACTGACCCCGGTGACTCCTGGAAGTGCAGCCGAGGCCCTGGTGGCAGGGACGGAGTACGTCGCCCGTCGATGGGGTGTCGACGTTTATCGTGGATCAGCGAACGACAAGATCACAGTCGTCTACAACGGTGGATTGGCCGGTGCAACTATTCCGGCAATGAAGCTAATGATCCTGCGGGCAGCTACCCGGGAAATGCAGAACATGCACGACGATGTTGTCGGCATTAAGGATCTCGAACCAAGGAACGTTGCGCCCATGGAAACTGGCTTTTCCGAAAGGGAGTTGTTGGCGCTGAAGCGCTATCGCCGAGTACGGGTGGCCTAGCCATGGGGATCTTCAGAACCATTAGAAAGCAGGTTTCCAGTCGAGACCGAATGGTTCTCGAGATCACTACGGAATTCGATTACAGCGAAATCGAAGATGACCTAGATGACATCGAAAACAAAGCTGAGAATTTTGCTCCCGTTTTCGAACGAATCAGGGAAGACCTGCAGGAACACTGGGCCGGAAACTTTACCGCGAATGGCCTTCCCGTCGGCGGCTGGGCCCCACTTGATGCAGGCTACGCAGCATGGAAGGGCGTTCACTTCCCGGGAGCTACCCCGATGGTTCAAACCGGTCAACTATTCAAAAGTCTTTCCGAGCTCCGTGGTGCTCCCAACGACATCGGTAGACACCAGGCCAGATTTGGGACCAACATCGAACACGCCAAGTTTCATCAGATGGGTACTTCGAAGATGCCCAAGCGTCAACTCGTATACGAACCTGCCGAGGCAAATCTGAAATGGGGACGTTGGGCCAAGAATCACTTGGCCGGAGCCGACCTTGATGCGGGAGACGCGTAATGGCCTACGACCTGATGCACGGTGCGCAGTTCGCCAAGAGCTACGTCAACGAATATCTCAAGTTAGATATCCCCACTCGTCTTGTGTCCTACAGAAACGGTTGGGATTTGAACGACGGCAGTTTGCCGGACATCGAATTATTCCTTGTTCATGAGCCGATCGCCCTCGACCATTGGCCGACCATTATCACGGTCGCCCTTTCGACGGGCAGCTTTGAACAAATCGGAATGGTTTCAGGTCATCCCGAATTCCGAGTTGGCTACTCCATGCGTACCTATGTGTGGGTCAGGACAGAGGGGTCCGAAGAAACCACAATAATGAGGGATCGGCTGACCACCGTTGTCCGGGCCGCTCTCTTGGATCGTCCTTGTCTGAGAGCAACTGATCCTCGTTCTACCTGGCAAGCACAGATCGATCAGGACACCATGCGAGAAGAGTTCTCTGACTTGACGCTACTGAAGGGGGACCGGGTTATGGCTGGTTCGTATATTGCCTACGAGCTGACCATCAACGAAATTGTGGCTCGAGAAAAGCTTGGGATTGTGGACGAAGAGGGTATCTCCATCGGCGTCAAGAACGTTGGAATCGGAGAGGACATGGTGGTTGCGGCGACTACGTCTTATACCACTACAGGGGGCTATTCGGAATGAGCTGTATCTGTCGTAACTTGCCTCGCGGTACAGCCGATGTATTCTCAACCGGCGCCGAGCATAATGATGGAGTGGTTGTTCTCAATCTTGGAACAGGCCCCATTGAGACTTGCAGCTGTTGTGGACACAGGGTCGATCCGTTGGGGTACATGCTCTGTCAACGAAATAACATGGTGGCAGGTGCGATCGCCGCAGGACATCTTCAGGTTCTAGACGAGTTCAGCGCGTTCGGTCATATCCATAGTAAAGAATAGGGTACAATCGAGTTATGGCAAAAATCCCCTATCAGGTGTTTAGTTCTGCCCAGCGCGAAGATGCTATGCGGGCTGCGGGCGAAGGCTATGTCGTCGTCTACAACCAGGGTATGGCTATTCGTGAACTTGATAAAGAGGGTCATTCGGTTCCCATCGGACACTTCGGGGTCCTACCGGAAGGGAACGAGATTCTCGACAGACTTATTGAAGGGGGATTTCTCAGCCTAGTTTCCGGGAGTTCCGAACCCCCCAAGAAAAAGGTTGCTCCTAAAAAAAAGGTCGAGAAAGAACAACCTCCAGCCAGTTCGGAAGAGAAAAGCGGATTTAAGGAAAACGCCAGAGACGGCGACGGTGACGGCATGGTCCAAGACGGTACGGAATGGGAGCGTCCAGCTTGAATTCATCTCCGGCTCAGGCCTTACATCTGATAACCTATAATCAGCAGTTGCACGGATACGCTCAAGCGTTCTGCTGTACAATGAACAGGACACAAAGCTCCTAAAAGGAACGGGAAGGTGTTATGCCTGGTGTAGTAATAACAACAGCGGTCAGGACCGGACCATCGGCAGACACGGTTGCCCCCTCCTCGCAGGCATTCTTCTGTGGGATGGCTCAGCGTGGTCCAATCCATCTGGCTAGGAAAATCAACAGCATTGCCGAGTTCGAGGCGACCTATGGTGTTTACCAGTCGTACTCCTACCTCCACCCCACGGTGGAAACCTTCTTTGAAGAGGGTGGCACCCAGTGCTACATCTCTCGCGTAGCGGGTCCTGCTGCGACTTCTGGCGCTCACAAGTTCCTTGACGCTACACCTGCCGACTCCTTCACGCTGACGGCTTCCGGTCCTGGTGACTGGTCAGCTCTTCTCGAGTGCAGGGTCGAAGCTGGCTCTATCGCTAGCAGCGTTAACGTCACAATTTCTCACGCCAACGTCGATGTCTTCACTACCGGAAACTGCACAACCGTCGACCAGATTGTTGGTCGGATCAACGGCAGTTCCATTGCCGCCTCTTACGCGACCGCAACGGGCCTAGGAACAGGCCTCCCGGCTGTCATCGCCGCACAGGCGCTGACCTATTCGGATCAGCCCGCCAGCGGCACCACGGCTTCTACGGATGACCGTTCAAACATCACAACCGCCCACTACACGGGCGGGCTACTACTCTTCAACCATGCCTACGGCACTGGCGCTGTGTGCAACCCCGAGTCGGCCGCTGCTGCGGTTTACCAGGGTCTCATCGCCCACGCCAACAGCTACAACCGGATTGCCTTTCTGCATCCGGCCGCTTCGCAGACTGCTGCGCAGGCGGAGGCGTTCACGGAGGGCATCACGGCTGCCGAGACCAATACCGAACATGCGGCTTGCTATTTCCCATGGATCAACGTTCCCACCGCAACTGCTGGTGTGACTCGTTTGATTCCTCCGGATGGATTTGCTGCCGCTACTCGGGCCAGGGGTCACAACCAGGTCGGACCACAGCAGCCAGGTGCGGGCCTCATCTCGAATGCCCGTTGGGTTGTTAGCACCGAAATCGAAATCGACAAGACCGTCGGTGACGCCCTCGATGTTGCTCTGTGCAACGCGATCCGGCTTATCAACGGCACGCTCCGTGTCTACGGTGCACGCTCCCTGTCTGGTGATGATGTGAACTTCCGTTACATCACTGGCCAGGACACGGTGAACTCCGTGGTGACTAAGGCGAATAACGCGCTAGAGGACCTGATCTTCAATGTGATCGACGGCCGAGGCTCGATCTTCTCCGATGTCGAGGCAAAGCTCAAGGCCATTCTCGAACCGCTACGGAACTCCGGAGCCCTCTATGAGGCCTTCGATGCAAACGGCAAGCGGATCGACGCTGGTTACACCATTGTTTGCAATTCGTCGAACAACCCAGTTACGCAGCTGGCTACTGGTCTTGTCAAAGCTTCGGTCGGTATGCGCGTGTCAAGCGTTGGCGACAAGATCGAAGTCGACATCATTAAGTCAAACTTGACTAACTCAGTGGTATAGGAGGGGCTAACTAATGGCCAAGATTTCACAGCGCCAAGTACTGGCAGACATTGAACCTGACGAAGCGCTCTCGCCGAACGCACCGAAATGGTCTGGATTCAGGTTCGCTCAGATCTCCGGTGGTGAAATTACCGCTGCCGTAGAGAAGATTTACCAGGGTGGCGACCTACATCCCCAGGTTTTGTGCGCTCCATTCGAAATCGGTGATATCACCCTTACCGCCCATTACGACGATGACCGTACCCCGAACTCCGATACCGAAGCGGGTATCGCTTTGAAGATCAAGGCATTGCGAGACAAAGTTGGCCAGGCCTTCTATACCTTGCACGTTAAGACTTACGACTGCGATATCGAGAACAAAAAGCTCGACAGGACCTACAGTCATGCACTTCTCGTCGGTTTGACCGAGGCTGAAGGTGACGCTTCCTCTGGAGCTCCGGCAACCTTCGCACTCACGTTTGCTATCCAGGGCGTCGACGCTTAGTCCAATAGCGTCCCCAGTTCCCTACACGGCGTGGTCGCTGTGCTAGCCTGCGCCTTATGAGCGACTCATTGTACGAAACACCCAATGAGGGCGAAGCGGCTGAGAAACCCACCTCAAAGAAGGTCACAAAGGATCTCGCTGCTGCCTCTGCCCCCAAAGAGGAAAATCTTCTCGAGAGGCTGAGAGCTACAATTTCAGCCAAAGTCGAGCGGGAAGTCGTATTGCTTGAGGTTCCCGATCGCAAGGATGTGCTCTTGCGCATCAGCCCCAACATTACCCAGGCTCAAATGAAGGCTTGGCGTAAAAATGCTGGTGAAGAGACCAAAAATGGCCTCGACCCTACGAAATTCGCCTGTCAGGTAATCGGACAATCCTGTGTCGGTATTGAAATAGACGGACAGGAAGTATTCGATGAAATGGGTAACTCCCTGAACTTTGCGGCAGACGAGGTTCTGGAAATGACCGGCACGACGCGGCCGGTGCCAGATGCGGTACGGGCCTTCTTCGGCACCGACCCACATATTGAGGGAGCAGCTTTAGCGATTCTCGAATCCGCTGGTTACGGTGACACCGTTGATGTGGTGGACCCTACGAGCCTGTCTTCGATGAGTTAATTAAGGACCCGCACATAGTCAACGCTGCAAGACTATCTGAGGTCTTCCACGCTAGTCCCTTACAACTACTAGATTGTACGGACACTGAATGGTTCATTCTGATGGCCTGTGCTAAAGTTATAGAGAACGATCGTGAAGCAGCGGAGCGTGAAAGGCGGTTGAATTCCCCCAATTAGCGCACGTCCGGCCAGGGCAGGAGTGACCATCTATGGCTGATACGTCACTCATTATTAGAGCCAAGCTAAAGGGGGAAGACGAGCTTCGAAAAGCCCGTCGTCGCCTTCTTCAAATTGGAGCCGCTGCAAAATCCGCTGAGAAGAATATCGGCCTTGTTGCCAAGAGCTACAACAGGAGTCTTCTCGATTCGATCAACCGAACTGATGGTCGTTGGAAGAAACACTTTGACGATCTAGACGGGATCATCAAGAAGTTCGGCTCGCTGACAATGGGTGGCCTGAAATTGGCCATCAAAGCAGCCGGTGCCGAAATGGTCCTGATGTCCCTCTCCATGGTCGCACTCCATGGACTATTCGTGGCCGGTCAGGGATTAATGAAGGCCTACACCGGCGCGCTCAATATGATCGCCGGTGCCGCTTCCGCCGCTGGCGTGGCCCTTGCGGCCGTTGCTGCCGCAATGCGGGAACAGCAGGCAGCCATGTTCGCCTTTAGGGGCAACGCTATGGGCATGGATCGGTTTGGCACGAGCATGAACAAGGTCCGTGTCGTAATGCGCGGTCTCCACACCGATTCGAACCTTGCTGCTGTTGGCATTGAGAACCTCAACGCTGCGTACAGCGCGGTATCCCAGAACTCCACATTCACTCGTGGTTCTCAGACAATGTTGAAGAGTCTGATGGACTTCGCCTCTGCGGGACAAGATGTCAAGAAGGGCGTGTCCTCTGCCGGGAGCCTCATCGGCACAATCCAGGATCCCAAGAAGTCCTGGGGCGATATTCGAGCCGCTGCGGAAGCAATGGGTCCGCAGATGAAGAAGGCCATGCAAGAGGCCATGAAGGCGGGGATCGACACACGCGCCGAATTGGTTGCGGCGATCAACAGCGGCGAGCTAGCCGTGTTGGGCGGTGTCCAGGGCCAATGGGAGGCCATGTCCGGCACGTTGGTAAACATCGGCAAGGCCGCCTTCACCACAATTCGAAACGATTTTGCCGATCTGGGCCAAACGTTCCTAAAGCCAATCAAGGAAGCACTGGACGAGTCGGTTAAGCGCTTCCGTGAGGGCATGACACGAGTATGGGGGCCACTTGTCCGATTCGGAGAGGGGCCCTTCATCGCATCTATTACCGGCATGACCGAAAAGCTCACGGATGCCTTCGTCAACCTCGTCAGGAGGGGCCCAGAGGTCGAAGGCATCATGGGTCGTATTTCTGACCGATGGAAGGGTTTTGTCGACGGCTGGAACGTGGTTCTGGACAAGCTGCGTCCCCTCATCGACGGTGCCCGAATTCTCGAAACGATGTTTGGGAACATCTTTGGTGAAATCGGTAGGTACATAGCGGATTCTTTCGGCACCTTCAACCAGATGATGCAAGACAACCAGGAAGAGGTGGAGAAGTTCGGCACCCGTTTAGGTGAGCTCTTCGCCTCTTTCGGGCGATTCCAGAATCAACTCAAAGAACTATTCATTGAGGCTCTTCCCTTCGTAAACAAGCTCCTTACCGGTGTGCGCCAGATTGTGGACATGTTGACCAGTGTCATGCGGTTCATGGGCGGGATAATGGGTGGTCTTGGTGACGGAGCGGGAGCCATGATGCTCTTGACCGGATCCATGCTCATCCTCTCGAAGCTGAGGGCATGGGCTGGTGGATTTCTCTTTCAGAAGTCGACAGGCACCATGAATGTAAACGCCGGTTCGGTAGTTGTCACAGGGGCTACTGCAGGTGGACAAATGAACCCCGGCCCTGGCGCCGGAGGCGGCGGAGTCGGTCCTGGAGGCACACTCGTCAATAGTCGCGGTCAGCCCATTTCCAGTTCCGGCATGCGCTCGTCGAGCGCGGTGAACACCGCTGCCGCTTCTACGACCAGATCTAACAATCTGTTTCGTCGAAGCCAAGCCCGGGCTAACGCTCGGATGTCTGCAGGCGGGTACTCGGGATGGATGAGAGGGGACAACGCCTACTTCAACAGGGGAACGGATGCGCCCAGCCTCATGCAGGGCGGCCCAGGTGCCAGGATCCGGGCAATGAGGGAACGCACCGGCAATATGCGTAGACGCTTCAACTCGAGTATGGGCGCCAGGATGGGTATAGGTATGGGTCTCAGCATGCTGAGCTCCCATGCCCCTCAGGAAATTCAGGGTGCCCTCAGCATGGGTGGTATGGCAGCCATGATTAACCCACTGGTTGGTCTTGGTATCGCCGGACTCGGCACTGCCATGAAGTCCGAGAACGCCGGGATTGCCGCTCTGGGTGGCGCAGGCGGTGGAGCCGCCCTCGGATTCCAAACAGCTGGCGTACCCGGAGCCGTAGCTGGTGCAGTTTTGGGCGGTTTCTACGGGCTCCTCAGCGCCGGTGTTCGGAAAGCAGCCCGAGAGAGGAAGTACGCAAGACAGGCTGGCTCTGCAGCGGCATCAGCGATCATGGACACCATGTTCGGGAATCTCAGCAACCAGGCCTCCACTTTTGGTGGAGGTGTTACCGCCCTGCCAGAGAACCTCCGAAGAGCAGCCAACATCCAGGGAAATAAAGACTTGGCGAACGAAGCGGCCCGTCTGTGGGGTCTGGACACGTCCATATCTCGACCGCAGACAGAGAAGACCAAGAGGGGACGGGCCAACAAGGCAGCACAAGGAGCCTTCATAGAAAACCTGCTTGCGACCGGTGGCAAGGATCAGGGTGGGTTTGACCTAGAACAAGTCCTAAAGGAGGGAAAGTATGGGGCTTTCCTAGCCAGCTATGGCAACCAACTCGGTGATGAGATGCGAGCTATGGAGTTCACCATCGACACCGGGGAAAGACGCCTGGGGCGTTTGGCCACCAACATGGGCATGACCAATATCGAAATCATGAACATGGCGGAAGCCACGGGAACCAACCTCTACGACGCCACCAAGTCTTATGGAGAACTAGCTGAAAGCATCGCCAAAGGCCTGATGCACACGGTTAATGACCTACAGAACGCAGCTGGCGATCGTTTCGGTACGCGAGGCAATCTATTCGAAACTGAAATAGATCGACTAGATGCTCCGCACATCATGGACGAGATCCAGACGAATCTGCTGACGATGCTTGCAGATGGAGATTGGGACGAAGCAACTGCCCTACAGGAAATGGACAGACTGCAACGTGCCTACATCTCCTTTGCTGGCGGAGACGAGATGCTCGCCGAACGAATGATGGCTGCGTCCCTGGGAGGGGAGGGCACCGCCTGGCGAGCAGGCGGGGAAATGGGGCCCGAAATGCTTGCGATGCTGCAGCAGAGCGGCGCATTCAACACCTGGCAGGCCGGTATCACTTCTTCTCCCATGACCCAGAACAAGGACATGCGCGAAGCCCTAATGGGCAATCTGATGACTGCCGGATTCGGAGCAACCGAGGGCGGCGAGAGCATGTCCATGCAGTTGATGCGGATGCTCGGTCCTGGTGCGTCATTCGAAGATTTGATGAAGGTCCGCTCATCAGGCCTGCTGGAGCAGTCCACTTACTTTGATGCGGAAACCGGGGATCGCAAAACCGCAGACCAAATAGCACAGTTGTTTTCAAATGCAGGTCTTGCGGACTTACTCGTCATGCAAACATCGGATACCACGCCAGCAGAAGCCATAAAGGACTCTTCCGTCACATTCAAAGAAGCTGTGGAGAAATTTGCAGGCAAAATCGACGAGATACTTCAGCAAACTGACACCTCTACTCCTCGACGCAAAATGGTCGGCATGCGAGGACTGCTTGCTAAACGGTCTTCCATGTTCATGCCGGGAAGCAGTGATTCGGATCATCTAGCTGGAGCCGCAACCGACTTTTACGGTTCAGGACTGGGTGCGGTTGAGAGTGTAGTTCAAGCAGCGGGTGGATTTGCCGAAAGGCACGGGCGTGGTCCTTCCCGGCATCTACATGCCGTAGAGGGCGGAGGAGGCGAAGGATCGACTAGCAACTACACGATCAACGTAACCGGTGGAGCTTCGGCTTCCCCTGCAGAGATAGCTGACGAAGTGATGTACCGAATTCAACGTCAGCAAACAAACATCATGCAAAGGACCTAGTCGTGGCCAACACAAAGACAGGCGTTGAGTGGCCGGACGCTGCCAAAGGTTGCGCGGTGTGGGCACAACGGAACATGGCCTCTCACTCTCGTGCTCTGAACGGCACCCAGGAAGGAAGAGTCGGAATTCCAGCACAATTCAACCCCGGCGATATAGATAGAACTTACAGAATTGTCAAGTTTTGGGGCATAAGTAAACAAACGGTTACGACGGGGAATTATCGATCGGGGAACACCACAACATCGCGAGTTTGGAAAAAATTCCCTTTGTGGATCCAGGCCAAAGGCGACGGCTCCGGCTATCCGTATGTGTATGACGACGATACAAACTTTTACTACTTCCAGCTGGGGGCGCATAGGGTTTACGCATGGAGGCCTCAGCTGTATGTCAGCTACAAAGTCAAGACTGAATCCCAGGTACAAACCTTCAACGCTGGAAGATCTCGCTCAGGGCACACAGGCCCAATGGGAGGGGGTGAAGCGCCACAGGGGGGCTTCGATCCCGGTTACAGCCTAAGTGACTCTGAACGAGATCGTGAAGCGGGTTGGATCCGGCCAATGAGCGCAGATCTCTTCACTGGAGGCAGTTCCGCTCAGGAAGCCCGGTTGGCATTCGCATCCAGAAGGGATGATATGAGGCGGTGGCAGTCTGAATACAGCCAACAGCGAGAAGATATGGACAAGATCGCTAACGCTGTTCGGTATGCGCACGCAAACGTACCTCCGGGTCTTTTTGTCATGATGGAGGGCGATATTGATGCTGAAATAGAAGAGGCACTTATCCAGGCTGGGTATAACTCCGCCCAGATCGACTGGTACACCAGTGGGGGGCTAACAAACCCATCGCTCATCAGCGTAAATAATCCCGTATGGAGCGGCCTTCAGGCGGGCGCGAGTGCACCTGCGGATGCAGCCAAGGACTCACATATCCTGCCACCGACTCCATCTGTTACGAGACTTGTGGTTAGGGCTCCAATTGGCTATGCACAACCAGCGATGAATCCCCATACATCTGGAAGACCTGAGATAGTTCAGACTTACAAGAAAATGACTGGCGGTAGTGGCCCCGGGGGACCAGCAGGCGGGTATCGCAGCTTAGAAACCTTCACCGATCGGTTCTTCTTCCCGATGATCCCCAACACCGTTAGTTATTCGGGTTTGGGTTCCAGGTGGGTCGAAATTCCACGCAAGGGTGACTTTCCGGTTGTTGAGTGGTCCGACTGGGCCCTCATGAAGGTTCAATTCGAATTTCTGGTTGCTCACGAACATGACGGTCTATTTGCTGATGTCAAGAACCAGTTAAATCTGTTGAGACGAATGTCACAGCGCCCGAATCCGGTAGTGGTATTTGGGATGGACGAGCTTTTTGATTTGCAGATGAAACGAGCGCAACGTACAGGCAAGGCTCTTCAATTTGTTATCGCGGATTTCACGATTCAATCACAACGCCGAACCGTCGTAGTGGGCAACAAGGAGATTACGGCAGCACAGTGCAGTATGACCCTGCAGGAAATGCCAATCGAGCAGATGAGTCTGATTTCAATGAGTGTTCCACCGCTATCTGAGAGTTCTGTACCCCAAACCGGTGATACGGATCCCGACGATATTCATCACCTCTCCCTTAATCGCGAAACCAACCAGTTCCAGGCGATTGCGGAACGATACGCAATTACAGAAGGCTAGTCATGCCCGGGAGAGTTCATGAGGACCGGAGAAATGCACGGGATCTGGTGTGGGATGATCCCACCAAGATTGACGGCAGCACCGTCATCAACCAGGCAATTTTGTCAATCAAAGTTAATTACAGCATGGACATGGTGTCCGAGGTCACCGTTGAGGTCCTCGATAGTAATGGCTCGCTCGCTCAGGCTAACTATTTCTCGATAGGTAGACACGTCTGGTACAGGGGCTTCGCTCATAAGGACCGCTCCTGGGTTGCAATCAACAGTGGGTTCGTAGAAGGGGAGCGGATCTGGCAGCTATTCGAGATCGCGTCTGTATCGATGGGACCTGGCCCTGGAACAAATCCGGTTTGGAACTTGAAACTACGCCCCTCCGCTTGTCAGCAAATGAAACGTGACAAGGACCCGGGGACCGTTGTCGGGATGGGTTCCAATCTCATCATCAACGCTGCCCATAAATACGGTCTGGACTGTGTTGCTCAAAGTACGGAAACTGGGGTTGATTGGAAGGCCGCTGGTGAGGACGAAGTCAAGGAATCACTGTGGGACATAATGAAGCGAACGGCAAGTGAGAGTCGGGATAAGGATGGTCATACCCAGTTCAGGCTATTCGAAGCCGACGGTGTTCTCTTTTTCGGAACCCAGAAGTGGTTATTGGGTCGGTGGGGAACAACATACGACAATCCCGACGTTGGAATAATTGATCCAGAGGGTCTCATAGCCGGAGGGGGTAACGACGCGTATAACTACATTGAGCTCTGTTGGCCCGTACTCCGAAATACAAATCCCCCTGATGCCTTTCAGTTGATGTCGATGCCAACCTGTAGCCGATCGGATAACGATCCGATAGCGACTGAAGGGAGTGCCTCGATTGATCGTGCCAATGGGAGAACGCTGCGCCCCGGAATGACAATTTTCCTACGTTTTGATCGAGGTGCCACCACCAGGGGTCACTATTTCCAGGGGTTGTACTTAATCAGCTCTGTTTCTTACGAACATATTGGCAGTGCGCCAGTGAGTATCAACTTTCGTTCCCCGGAGAGGCTGGCCAAAGACATTAAAATGCTTGAAGTGGGTGCTGTTCATGGACAGCTTAAGGGAAGGTACTCGGAGATTATTTAAATGGATTATTTAAGCAATAACCCTTCAATGAGGTTTCTTAGCGGTGTCGGCGGCTCGTCCAACACGTTCAAGCCGGGCGGAATCTATAAAGGCGTTGTGAAGGCTGTCAAGGGAACCAGTGACCGTGGCGTTCCCGCTGGTCAAGTAATTGTCAGCATTCCTTATTTCGGAGGGCAGAACTTTCGTTACTCCCCCTCGAGTGACCAATCCCCAATGGACCGTCTCACGACGGGGGATCAGGTTTATTGCACGTTCCTAAATAACAAAACGAAAGACTTGGCGATTCTGGGGCGGGCGGACAGGCAGACAGACGTTTTCATCCCCCTCGCAGACACCGACGGTGATGGTGGCTCTCGTCCAGCATTCGAGGGACAACTGAGGGGTGACGACGGATCAGATCTTGTCGGAGGCTATTTTCACCCGACATACTCGTTTACCGACGGTACTGGCACCGGAATGCATCGGTCGGATACGGCGAATAGCGCCGACACCCTTCACCTCAGTGTTTCCGGAACCGAGGCGATTCGAATTGGTCAAGATACCTACAGCAGTTACGGCACCGTCTGGTTTACAGACAGCTATCTACAAGTTCAAGGAATCTACCCATGGGCCCACAACCTCTACAGCATGGGCGCCACCGGTCTTCGTTTCCTCAACATGTACGTCTCAGGCGACTATTTCGGCCCCAACCAGTACATCAACACTTCAGACGAAAATCTGAAGACCGACATCCTGGATTCCGCACTGGGTTTAGATTTCGTTCTCAACCTAAGGCCCGTGTCGTACAAATGGATCGACAGGGGTGACGGTGACCCTGGTGTCAGAACCCACCACGGATTCGTTGCTCAAGAAGTTGAAACGCTTCTCGGTGCGGATGCTGCTGCAACGGCCCTATGGATCAACGAGGAAATTCCGGCACAGGATGAACAGCCCGCCATGATGCACCTCAACGGGGAGGACGAGATTCGTGCAGCTATCCCGGCGACTGAAGCCCGCACGGAGCAGGGCCTGAGGTACGGGGAACTGATAGCCCCCATGGTCAAGGCGATTCAGGAACTTTCTGCCAAGCTCGAAACAGCGGAAGCCCGTATCGCTGTCTTAGAGGGGTAAGGACAACTGGGGTAAACTGTTTGTACCTTGTAGGAGTCACACATGGACGCAATGAAATTTCCTCTCAGATTCAACGAGACCAACGGTGGTTTGGCGATGACTGAGGAAGGAACAGACGACTATTACCGTCAACTCCTTTCCGTCGCGGCCAGAACCGAACCCGGCGCACATCCAATCACGCCCGAATTCGGAATCATGGATCCAACTTTTAAATCCATCGATCGCGGACAGTTCCTGTTCGCTGCTGCACGCTTTGTCCCTGAAATCGAGGTTGTGTCAGTCGAGACCACCCTTACTGGAGACGGCGCGAATATTGTCAACTTCAGCTTTATCAAACGTCCGGAGATGTAGGCATGCCAGCAGACTTCAGTGATTACATCGACATGATTCCCGAGGACATCTCCCCTGGACAAATTTACTTGGGGGCCATCGAGCTTGCGCGACTGACCCTTCCGGAATTCAAAATTCGTCAGGGAACACCCGAAGATGCCCTGTTGCAGGCAGCTGCACATATGAACTATCTGTCCGTGGCACATATCAACAGGCTGCCACCGAGACTCATGGAAGGTATCGCCCGGATTATGGGGGTTACCAAGAACGAGGGCACTCGTTCTACGATCGAAGTGACTATTACCCTTAACCAAAATACCGGAATAGATATCCCTACTGGAACAGTTTTTCTTTATGAAATCAAGGTGGACGGAGAGACCGAACAGTTCGCCTACGAAACTACCGCTGACATCGCGGCTGCCACTGGTTGGGCGGGAACACCATCAGCCATAACAGCAACACTCACTTCAAGGGCCGTCGGCGTCCACCCGGTAATCGCAACCGGAGCAGATCTGGTTCTCCAGAGCATTATGTTTGAGGTCGACACTATTGTCTCTACCAGCAACTTCACTAATGGCACGAATGCTGAAAATCCACTCGACTTCCTCACGAGATCCACGACCTATCTCAGGGGGCTCTCGTCAGCCTTGGCTAAAGCCAGCCAAGTCAAGTCGAACATATTAAGTGAGTACTCGATTTTGCAGAGGTCCAAGGTATACGACCTCACAGATTCGACCGGAACCTACCCGCGTCTCTTCTCTTACGCTGATGATCTGGGGTTCGTAGCGATCTATACATACGGTAACAACCGTCAACTAACAGCTATCGAGAAGTCCGATATCGAGTTGTCTGCTGCCAACAAGTCTATTGCTGGTCTGACTTTTGGCGCTCGAGACATGGAACTTGTCGATGTCGAAGTATCTGTGGGTCTCAAGTACGACAGTACTTACAATTCCGCTGCTATTACCACCCTGGTCAGAGACGCAATCTTGAACTATCTCTCGCCCCTGGGGTTTGACGGACCTACTGAGGGGTGGATGGAGACAGACGTTGCTCGTGTTTGTCAGGAAGTCAACGGAGTGCTATTTGTTGACTCCGTTGCATTTAGTGTGGCATCAGGAAATTCAAATACGGGAACCGCCTTCTCGGCGCTGTATGCAATTAGTAGTGGAAATGTCTCATTCCTGGCCAAAGGTTGCCTACCCGCAGTGACAACAGGGAACCTTACGACAACCCTGACCGCAGTTACGGTCGAATAGTGGCTGCCTCAACTCTAAATCTACTGAGCAGTACGGAGGCCTTGGCTTCTCGAAACACCGCTGGCACTATTCTCCCGCCAGATACCTATTCCACGGCATGGACATTTAACTCAGGAAACGGGTCATTCATTATCGATGACGACCGAACCGGGAGTTTAACTCCCAGCTATTACGGGATGAAGATCAGTCCAACTGACACAAACCCGGTTGTCATCAGTCTCCAGGACAAGTCAGTTCTTGGAACTCAAATGATGAACCAGACAAATCTCGTCTTTTCGGCAAACATAAATTCAGACTCACAGCTATCCATTTCCGCGAACTTGGTTCAGCAGGCGGAATCACCAGCGAGCCAATTGCGAACAAGTCAAAATATCCCTGGAGTCTGGACTGCCTTCCGTAGTAATTATTTTGAAGTTACCACGACCGGCTCCACACTAGGTACGGCCGACTACATAATGCACATTCAGATTACCATCAGCAACCACGGGGGAAACCCTTTCCATATAACCACCTGCGCCCTTATAGACGACTTTGCCTTTTTGAAAAACAACTATGTATTAACTGGAAGAACCTACCTTCCTACCTTCTATTGGGATATAGACGGACAACAGACAAATCCGACGTACCCGTTCTTCAAACTCCTCGATCTCATGACAACTAAGTCGTTTGAAATGCTGCAGAAATACGCTAACTGGTTTGACTTCGAGATGAGGGAGCTCAGGGCTAAAGACACAGGCAGCGAGGACTGGTCGAAAAGCACCCTCACGGATCCCTATTATGCTCAAGAGGCGGCTCGACCCTGGCTATCCCAGTTCATCGGAACGACTACTAAATCGAACGTATGGGCAACGGGAACGAATGCAAATGCTGCTGGCGGCGCTGCCAGTGGGGCATTTGAATCATGGATATCTGATGAGGCCTCGTATATCTCATGGCAGCTCGCAAACGGCCACTACGGCCTTGCCTCCGGAAGCAGATCTGCGGTAATAGGCGCAGTACAGCAAGTTCTTTCCGATACCAAGACCGTTGCCCTATCTCCGTATGCCGCGACAGATAGTGGAACCGCTCAGGCGGGCAGTGGAAGCTCTATGACGTTGGCTGCCACCGCTTCCGCACTTGATGATGCCTACAATAATCACATTGTCACTATTACCGGTGGTACCGGTGTTGGACAAACAGCCACAATTACAGACTACGTCGGGTCAACGAAGGTCGCATCAGCGACATTCTCTACGAATCCCGACAATACATCTACTTACACCCTGAATTCCCGGTGGGCGCTCCTGATTCGTACCCTGACTTCCGAAACTCCGGACGCCACTTCAGCGGGAGACACCTCAGCCCCAGTTCTGGATGCGGTAGAATTGGCACGTCCCATGGGATTTTCCTTCTACCACGCTGTAGAGACTGCCCTGTACCTAACACTGAATAACATGGGTATCGGTCGGCTAAACTTGTTTAAGCTAGGGACATAGCGGAGGCACCAAATGGCTCAAGGCTTTAAGACATTCGTAGCGGAAACAATTTTGACGGCCGCCGATGTCAACGATTATCTCATGAAGCAATCCTGCATGGTATTCCCAGACGCTGCGGCTAGAGACTCAAATCTCACTGGTGGAAATCTCCGCGAGGGAATGATCTGTTACATAACTGCACTCAACCAGTTCCAGGTCTATGGCGATCTTGCCGGAAATGGCGATGAATGGTCAAGGCTGGGTACGAAAGCCGAAGTGGACGCAGCTTCTGCTGAAATCGCGTTGATGGAGCACTACATGGAGGTCATGTAGGGTTTTCCCATGCCAGTAGCCAAGATTTCAGAGTTCTTATCAGAGGACACGCACTCTGAATTGGTCGATTTTGTCGATAACGAGCTCCCCAACTGGCACGCAAAGCTCGACGAACACTCTCCCGAGCGACCTGACGCTGCAATGAACCGAATTACCTACAACTCGGGTTCTGCTCTGCACCCCTATGTCCAAAAGTGCCATGAGAATTTAGTGGACCTGGTGTCCGACTTCTTTGGCGAAGCCGTTGAGCCCACCTACGCGCTGGTGTCTAAGTACTACGAAGGCGGCGTTTGTCCCATGCATGTGGACCGAGCCGCGTGTCGTTACACCTTGGGGTACATGGTCAAATGTGATCCCCCCTCTTGGCCCATCCATGTGTCGACAGAAGAAGCCAATACGAAGGAGCTGGGCTCATGGGGTTGGACGGAAATCAGCGGTTTCATGCCGCAAGCGGTAAACGATGAAGAAATAGATTATGAATTGTTTCGCAGGTCAGAGCTCACATGGTTAGAAATCGACCAGAAGCCCAACGACGGCTACATCTTGTCTGGGACCCATAATTGGCATTATCGGGAAAAACTCCCTTACGGAACAGCTGATGTCCTGCTATTTCACTTCATTCCAGCGGGCACATAGCGCGATTCCGCTCCCAGCGGTCCTAATCACTGATGTATAATGTACAAGGACCACTGACTGCAAACCAAGGAGGGTTTCATGAACATGTCCTTTTGGCGCGATGCCATTGAGCGTTCCGTTCGTACCTTCGTCCAGGCTTATCTGGGCGTATGGATGGCGACCGGTGCGGATTTTGACGGATTTGCTGATACCAGCAATTTGAAGGCTGGCGCTGTTGCTGTTGCGCTGTCTATCGCTATGGCGATGGGCCTGAAGAATGTTGGACCCAATAAGGGTTCAGCTTCCGTCGGCTAACCCGCGTAACTGCCCGGCAATTGGGGCCTTGTAATCTACAATGAGTAGAGAACGAGGAGTCACCCGATGATCGCAGGCATCTACAACATAACGTGCGAACAGGGAACCGACTTCACAAGGTCGTGCATCCTGAAGTACCCAGACCCAGCCGATCCCACGGGTTCGACGTACCTGCTCTATGACTTGACGGGTTACACCGCCAGAATGCAGATACGTCGGACCCTGGAATCAGCTTCTCCCGAGATTGAATTGACCACTGAAAACAGTGGCATCGTTCTTGGCGGAGACGCTGGAACCTTTGAAATTGTCATGACAAATACGCAGACAGCCGCTCTTGATTCGTCCGGCGTCTACGACCTGGAAATTGTTTCAGGCGCTGGCACGGTTTCTCGTGTAATCCAGGGCACCTTCACTCTTGATTTGGAGGTGACTCACTAATGACGGTTCCGAATCAGGTCATTTGTGATGCCGACGGTAACCAGATTCAAATCACTGAGTACCCGAATGCTGTCAACGTTTACGAAGATGGACGCAATCAGATCTGTATTGATCCGGAAGCTCCAACCGTAATAGCGGTTCAGCTTCTGGGCACAGAGTCGATCTTTGTGAAGCGCCATGTCCACAATCAGGCATCACCATCAACGTCATGGTCAATAACCCATGCTCTGAAGGGTAAACCGCAAGTAACCGTAGTGGATACTGCGGACACCTGCGTTGTAGGTGATGTAACATATAACAGCGACACGCAAATAACAGTCTCATTCTCAGCAGCCTTCGCTGGGAATGCATATCTCACTTGACAGGCGGTAGGGGATGGCGACTAAATTCGTTACGAATCTTGACCTAAACCAGAATCAGCTCCTTAACGGTCGATTCGAATCGCTGGCCTCGGACCCTGGTACTGGTAACTTTGAAGGCCGTTTAATCTACAACAGCACCGAGAAGGTGCTCAAGGTATATACCGGTTCTGCATGGCGTAAAGCCTTACACGCTGCAGCTTCTACTACTAACGCCCTCGTTGTCACCGAATCCAACGGTACTGTTACTTTCTCCATTGCCGATTCTGTCGCGAGCGGTAATTCGGGTCTTCTGAGTGGCGCCGACAAGCAAAAGCTTGACGATGCCACAAGTACGAACACCAACTCAACCGTCGCCATGCGCGATGGCAGCGGTCGAATTCAGGTCTCCGCTCCTGCCGCAGATCTAGACGCTGCCAATAAGTCTTACGTTGACGCCGCCCGTTCCGGGCTCGATGTCAAGGCGTCCGTTAGGGCAGCAACAACTGCCGCCCTCACCCTCATCAGCGACCTGGAAAACGGTGACACCCTCGATGGCGTAACGCTGGCCACCGGCGACAGGGTCCTGGTCAAGAACCAGGGTACTGGTGCTGAAAATGGCATCTACATCGTTGCTGCTTCTGGCGCACCAAGCAGGTCAACTGACGCCGACTCCAACTCAGAGGTGACGCCAGGGATGTTCACCTTCGTCGAAGAAGGCACGACGAACGCTGACTCCGGCTGGGTGATGACTAACGACGGTGCAATTACCGTCGGTACAACCGCCCTCGTCTTCGCCCTCTTCTCGGTTGCGGGAACGATCTTCGCCGGTGACGGCCTCAGCAAGACCGGTGACGTACTCAACGTCAATGTCAAGTCCGATGGTGCCGTTATTATCACCAGCGACGAGCTGGAGGTCGAACTCGATCCCGCCGTAGCTGGTTTGGCCACAACGGCTTCCGGTCTTGCCATCAAGAGCGACATCGCCGGTACTGGTATTAGCTATACCGCTGGTGTCCTTACTTCCGATGCTGCTGACTTGGCTGCCGGTGCTGTGGATGGCGGTGTTACGGGAACTCTGGTTATTGCTCAGGGTGGTACCAACGCAACCACTGAAGCCGCCGCCCGTGACAATCTCGCTGCCACTTCGGCTGCGGGCCTTACCGTCTCAACCCCGACGACTGCTCGTGTCGCGAGTCAGACAGTCGGTGACGCAAGTGCTACAAGCTTTGCCCTAGTCCACAATTTCAGTACTCGGGCAGTGGTGGTTCAGGTATATGACGCCGCCACCTATGACACGGTGATCGCCGATGTTGTGCGAACCAGCGCAAGCACGGTCACTGTTGATTTCTCTACGGCTCCCGCAAGTGGTGCCTATGTAGTTGTGATTACCGGCTAAGACGGTACTCATCCATAGCATCCTGAGGGGTGCCTTATAGGAAGGTACGGTCGAGGCCGTGGCTCAGAAGTTCAAGACCGCTATTTCCGTTGAGGAACTCTCAGCAGCGTCAGCTCAAGCAGTTGGCGTCAAGGTCGATGGGGACTCTGAGGCACGAGTCAAGATTGATGCGGGTGGCAAGATCACCTGGGGTTCCGGTTCCGCCGCTGGCGATGTCAATCTGTACCGCTCTGCTGCCAACACCCTAAAGACGGATGACGCTGTTGATGCCAGCGCCGCCGGTGTTGTCAACTTGATTACTGACGGAGAGCCCACGGGGGCTGCCGCCAATGGAACAATTGCGATTGACACCACAAACAACAAGTTCTATTTCAGGTCCAGTGGAGCGTGGCAGGAAATTGCTTTAGACACCCTGTCCGCGACAGCCGCAGATGGTGGAAGTTCCGCCTCCTGGGTCCGGTTCCACATCAATGCGGATGGCCAAGATTCCGTCGTGAATGTCTAAGGGGTAGCTATGGCAGCAATTATTCAATTCCGTAGAGACACCGCCGCCAACTGGACTTCTAATAACCCCACGATGGCCCTTGGGGAAATCGGATACGAAACCGATGGTGGCGGCAATTACAAGATTGGTGACGGATCAACCGTATGGACCTCCCTCGGCTACGGCGGTTTGGGGGACATCCACAGGACGCTGATCGATGCCAAGGGCGACCTTATTGTCGGTACGGCAGCCGACATAGCGGGTCGGCTTGCCGTAGGAAGCGATGGGCAGCACCTCGTTGCCGACAGCAGTGCTGCTGGTGGCGTTTCGTGGGCAACCAGTACTGAGAGTATTGAAGACGTTGTTGGCGCTCAGTTCGTTACCAACGGATCGCACAGTGGAATTAGTGCCACCTATGACGACGCTGGTGACGGTGCCATCGACCTGAATGTCGACGACTTTACGATCACCTTGGCTGGCGACCTGAGCGGTAACGCGACCATCACCAACCTTGCTGATGCGACACTGACTGCAACCATCGTTGCTGACGCGACAGCGTTGGGAACCGATACCACGGGTAACTATGTCGCCACAGTCGCTGGCACTGCCAATGAGGTTGAGGTTTCCGGATCTGGTTCAGAAACGGCTGCCGTAACCGTCGGTCTACCTAGCGATGTAACTGTCACAACCTCCCTTACCACTCCTCTGGTCAATATCTCCGGTGCGTCCATCGTCCTGGAGGGTGCTACCGCGAATGACTTTGAAACCACTCTGACGGTCACAGACCCCACAGCAGATCGCACAGTCACGCTCCCGGATGCAACGGGAACGGTAGTTACGACCGGGAACCTGAGTGCCGCCACAGAGCACATCGAGGACACTGTCGCTGCCCAGTTGGTTACCAACGGCTCCCATTCCGGCATCGCTGCTACCTATGACGACGCCGGTGACGGTGCGATTGACCTCAACGTCGATGACTTTACGGTCACCCTTGCTGGAGATCTTGGTGGTAGTGCCACTATTACCAATCTCGCCGATGCAACCCTCACCGCAACAATCCAAGCGAACTCAGTTGCCTTAGGTACAGATACAACTGGTGATTACACCGCCAGTCTCGTAGCTGGCACCGGTGTCACTCTCACTAACAACAGTGGGGAAACTGCGACCCCGACCGTTGCTATCGGACAGGCCGTAGGTAGCTCAGACACTCCCACCTTTGGGGCAGTCACAATTTCTAATGCCGTCGCCAACGCAACTCACGCCGCTACCAAGGCCTATGTCGACAACGCCATCGCAGGTCTCGATTGGCATGAGGCTGTCAACTATGGCTCTGCTGCGGCATTGCCAAATACTCCGGCCTACGACAATGGGACTTCCGGGGTGGGGGCAACCCTGACCGCTGGTGCCCAGGTTCGCCTTGTCATTGACGGTGCGAATGCAACTACCGGAAATCGAGTTCTTGTTCAAGACCAGGCAACCGGAGCCCACAACGGCATTTACGACGTAACCGCTCAGGGCGCCGCAGGTTCCGCCGCGTGGGTGCTCACGAGGGCCACCGACTTTGATGGCGCACCCACTGGTGAGATCAAAGCGGGCGAAGCTGTTTACGTTCTGTCGGGTTCCTCCAACAGCGGGCAGGGCTTCGTGGTCACATCCACAAGCGACCCGCATACTGTCGGATCAGACACGATCACCTGGACCCAGTTCACCGGCACCCAGGCGTTCAGTGCCGGTACATACCTAACGATTACCGGCAACACCATCGACCATGATGCCTCTGGAGTTTCTGCGGCTGCTTACGGAAGCGCCACTCAGGTCCCCGGATACACCGTTGACGCTCAGGGCCATTTAACCGCTGCATCGAACACAACGATTGCCATCCCGTCAACCGCAATAACCGACTTCACTGAGGCAGTTCAGGACGTAACTGGGGCTCAGGTAGCCACCAATGGCTCTCACACCGGCATAGCGGCCACCTATGACGATGCTGGCGATGGCGCTGTAGATCTTACCCTTACAGCTTCCGGCGTCTCTGCTGCCTCCTACGGAAGTGCGACTCAGGTTCCGGGATACACAGTCGACACCTATGGCCGGTTGACTGCAGCATCGAATACGACAATCGCCATCCCGTCTACGGCTGTTACTGACTTCACAGAAGCAGTACAAGACGTATCTGGTGCCCAACTTGTTACCAACGGTTCGCACACTCATCTAACCGCCACCTATGACGATGCTGGCGACGGCGCAATTGACATTGCGCTAAATGTCACGGCTGTTACCGCAGCGGCTTATGGCAGCGCCACCCAAGTTCCTGGCTACACGGTTGACGCCTACGGACGTTTGACTGCTGCGTCGAACACCACGATCGCCATTCCTTCAACAGCAGTGACGGACTTCACGGAAGCCACTCAGGACGTTGCGGGTGCCCAGGTGGCCACGAACGGTTCACATACGGGGATCTCTGCCGCGTATGACGACGCGGGCGACGGTGCTATTGATCTGGCGCTTACCGCTTCGGGAGTTTCAGCAGCGGCGTATGGCAGCGCTACTCAGGTACCGGGCTACACGGTTGATGTTTATGGGCGCCTAACCGCTGCGGCGAACACAACGATCGCTATTCCCTCGACAGCAGTTACGGACTTTACGGAAGCTGTCCAGGATGTCTCTGGCGCACAGCTCGCTACCAATGGATCACATACTGGTATTACCGCTACCTACGATGATGCCGGTGATGGCGCTATCGATCTGGCTCTCGTCACAGAGAATGTTCAGGATATCGCGGGCGCCCAGTTGGCGACTAATGGAAGTCACACGGGAATCACTGCTACTTACGACGATGCCGGTGACGGTGCTGTCGACCTGGCTCTGATTACCGAAAATGTCCAAGACATTTCTGGTGCGCAGTTGGCGACCAACGGCAGTCACACGGGGATCACCGCGACGTATGACGACGCAGGCGATGGAGCGATTGATCTTGCCCTTATCACGGAGAATGTCCAAGACATCGCGGGCGCTCAGATCGCGACGAACGGTACCCACGTTGGCCTAACAGCCGCCTATGACGACGCCGGAGACGGCGCAGTAGACCTGACGGTCGCAGCGACCCTTGGAACCCACACCTCTGGCAACTATGTCGCCACTGTCGCCGGTACCGCCAATGAGGTTGACGTTTCTGGTTCCGGTTCTGAAACCGCAGCCGTAATTGTTGGTTTGCCTGCTGCCGTTACCGTTACTACTTCTCTTACAACTCCGTTGGTCAACGTGTCTGGCGCGTCCATTGTCATTGAGGGTGCAACAGCAAATGACTTTGAGACCACTCTGACAGTCACCGACCCCACAGCGGATCGCACAATCACCTTCTTGGATGAAACCGGCACCGTCTTCACAACAGCAAGTGTCCAAGCCCTAGCAAACGGTGTCACCGCAACGACTCAGTCGGCAAGCGATAACAGCACCAAGTTGGCCACCACCGCTTATGTGGATACGGGTCTTGGTGCCTTGAGCAGTGACTCAATCACTGACGCTGATGGCGACACGAAAATCCAGGTTGAAGAATCGGCTGATGAAGACATCATCCGCTTCGATACGGCTGGAACCGAGAGGATGTCGATTGCCGCTGATGGTACTGTCACCATCGTCGGGAATCTGACAGTCAGCGGAACCACAACTGAGATCAGTTCCACAACGATCACCGTTGACGACAAGAACATCGAGCTTGGTTCGGTTACTACCCCGACAGACGTTACGGCTGACGGTGGCGGACTCACCCTGAAGGGCACAACTGACAAGACCTTCAACTGGGTTGACTCGACCGATGCCTGGACATCATCCGAGCACCTCGCCCTTGCTACCGGCAAGAGCGTGTACATCGATGGTGTTCTCCAGTTGTCCAAGAATGCGCTCGCGGCCACTGTTGTCCTGGCTGATGGTGTTGCAGGAACAACACAGGCGCAGAGTAACAACTCCACGAAGGTTGCTACTACGGCTTACGTTGATGCTGGTCTTGGTGCTCTGAGTAGCGATTCGCTGACCGATACTGATGGTGACACTCTCATCCAGGTTGAAGAGTCAGCCGATGAGGACATCATTCGTTTCGATACTGCTGGCACAGAACGGATGACCATTGGTGCTACCGGCATAATCGCCACGACAGGCACGAACATCACGTTGGCCAACGTCGCTTCTCCGACAGACCTCACTGCTGACGGAACTGGTTTCACTCTGAAGGGTGCTGCCGACTACACGATTAAGTGGAACGACGTAGACGAACTTACCGCTGAACTTAATTACTGGGAATCCAACCAGAACATCGTTGCCACCACCCCGACGAAGGCTCTACATAGCGACTACAAGGACCACGGTCTAGAAATAGGCACTATCGCTCTCGGCAGTACCATCCACTACGGAACGGCAACTGCTGGAAGTGCCACGACGATCACTCTCGCTGCTGGAGCATCGGCTGTGGACGATGCCTACAACACCTTCAAGATCAGGATCAGGTACGGCACCGGGATTGGTCAAGAACGAACCATCACCGATTACGTTGGTTCGACCAAGGTGGCGACTGTAGCCGCATGGACAGTCACTCCTGACGCAACCACCCAATACTCGATTATTCAGTCGTATGTCGACTATTCGGGTATCGCCACCGTTGGTCAGTCGCCCTCCACCACCGAGTATCTGATGGCAACTGACGGTTCTTATACTTATCTTGGTACTGGCTCTGGTGGAAATACTGCTATTTACACCTACAACGGTAGTTTGACCGCGAGATTTGATTACGGCGGTGTCACGCTCGGCTATTCAGGTACCAAAACCTACGGTCGGCTCACTAGCCACGCTACAGGAACTACTAAAACAGCTTCCTACACGGCAGCTCTAGTAGACGAATCTTCTTATATTTGGATGAACGTCGCTAGCGCTAACACTTTCACTGTCCCACCGGCCTCGAGTGTCGCATTCGATAGCGGCACGATGATGACCATCATCCAATATGGGGCTGGACAAACAACTATTACTGCTGGTAGCGGTGTGACGCTTATCGCTACTCCAGGCTTGAAGCTTCGGGATCAAAACAGTGTTTGTACTATTGTTCATTACACAGCAGACACTTGGTTGGTATACGGGGACTTGGACGACTAAACAATGGTACAGAGCGGGCAAGGCCAAGAGCAGCCCAGAAAGGGCATAGTCCCCGACATCGTTGGGGAAACGATTAGTAACGCCAACTCTCAGATCACTTCAGCTAATTTTGATGTAGGAACGACTACTGCAACTCCCGCCCCTTCGGGGAATCCGGGGGTCGTGGATACGGTTGTCAGCCAGGTACAGACGGCTGGAGAGCTTTACATACTCGCGACAGATATCGACTACACCTATTACAGCCCCCATTTCCCCCCGTATTTCCCCCCGTTCTTCCCTCCACACTTCCCACCCTTCTTCCCACCTCACTTCCCCCCGTTCTTCCCACCCTTCTTCCCTCCGCATTTTCCACCCTTCTTCCCACCCTTCTTCCCCCCGTTCTTCCCACCATTCTTCCCGCCATTCTTCCCGCCCCACTTCCCCCCGTTCTTCCCACCGTTCTTCCCCCCGTTCTTCCCACCACATTTCCCGCCATTCTTCCCACCGTTCTTCCCGCCCCACTTCCCTCCGTTCTTCCCACCGAGCTTTAAGGGGTAGGCATGAAACCAATACACCCAAATCTTCGAGATCCCCATGACCACTGTCCTCACCACGAGGAGACAAGTCAGTGCACCGACGATTGCAAGTTAGGATTTCTCAAGCGAGACATGTCGGCTTATGACTTTGAGATTCCGTCAGCAGACGGAACTAATCCCAACATCTTGGCCGACTCCATAGGGAAGGTCACACTGCTATTCAATGTTGCGGCTGGCTGTGGTAATTATCCTCAAATGGTTGCGCTCAAGGTACTGGACGAGCACTACGCGGATGAAGATAATTTTCAGATTAAGGCCATCGTTGTCGATGACTTTACTTGCCATGGATTCGGCGAGTTCAATGAGGGCCTAGAGGCATACGCCGAGAAGGAGCATGTCGACGAGTCCTTTCGGGGTCTAAATGCTGGTCAGATAGCTGAGAAGTACGCCCGTGAACAGTACGAGGTTGAATTCGAGTTCTCTGAATGCATCAACGGGCGGTTCGATAAGCATCAATACGACCCGGAATGGCAACCTGGAACACAATATGAACAGGAAATGCATCCATTTTGGCAGTACCTACTACAGGTAGATCTTCTTCCGCGAGATGAAAACAACCTGCCCTACCATTATGAAGTCAGCCCATGGGCCAAAGAGGAGCAAGTAGTCGACTTAACCCAAGAAGGATTCCATGGGCTTCAGGGTAATTTCGAAAAGTTTCTCATCACTCCTGATGGTAAAAGTTTCAAACGATACGCGAATGGTTTCCTACTTGGCGAGCGTGATACTTCAGGAGCCATGTTCCCCTGGTGGCTAAGTCCAGAGGAGCAGGAGGGTCCAGAATTTCTGACCTATCCAAATCCACTACAGCTCCGAGGAATCCAGGAATCATTGGCCACTCTCTGCGCAGACATCGACGCTCTGCTCGTGGGTGATGACAAGATTTACGATCCCGAGGAATTTGATGGCGACTATGTGCCCCCCACGGAATCAGCTAGGGACGCCATTAGGAAATATGGGGACGAATTCACCAAGGGTCTCGGAGTACAGGAAACGGCGTAGTGCTAGCATGTTGCCATGCCCGACGAGGACATGGATGTCGACTACGACCATTCCCTGGTCGAGCCCGGACACTTCGGGGATTCCTCAGATAACATCATAATTATTAAGAATCTTGTTGCGCCTGAAGATCTCAAGAGGATCCATGAACTCCTTCCGGAAATTGGGATCTGGTATAACCCCAGTCCGAACATGTACAACGATGAAGGTATCTGTATCTACGACGCTCAGTACTGGTGGGATCGCGTAGTCAATACTGCAATTCTCCGAGACAACTATCTCGAGCTCCACGATCTCATTGACAAGTACAACATGTTGGTCAAGGCAGCCATCGAAGACAAGTTTGGCTACAAGGTATTCATGCGACCACCTTCCCTGGTCCGCTGGCTGCCCGGCTGCGTCCAAGAACCCCATGCGGACAAACAGCTAAACGATGGAACCCCCAACCCGTTCCCCACCTATGACATCAATTCGGTCATCTATTGGAATGACGACTTCGAGGGTGGGCAGTTCTATTACGAGCAGCATGACATTGAGTTGGAAATCGAGCCCGGCATGGCCGTAGTCCACCCGGGTGATGTCCACTACCTCCATGGCGTCAAGCCGGTAACATCAGGAGTGCGTTGGACCAGTCCTGCGTTTACTACGATCACGAACCTAGGAGAGATGTAAAGTGAAGATCGCTGGTTACTGCGGAAATCCATTCATGGCCATTATGTTGTACAAGGAAGTATGGCCGGACCCACAAAACTTAGTTGACCGACTAGAAGCTGCTCTTGCTGAGAGCGAACACGAATATTTCTCCTGGAAGAAGGCCACCGTCGGAGATGTCGAGGAAATGCTCGATTATCGAGATTGTAGTGATTTTAAGATCAGCGAAGCAGTCCTTCCGGTAGGAGCAGACGGTTTCGAAGATCTGGGGGCCATCTACACGGAGTTCATTGAGCCAGTCAGGGAGTGCGTTCACAACGATTACGCGAAGAGGTACAACCTCACCCTGGAGTTTGAAGAAGCAACCAACTTTGTCCGGTATTACGAGGGCCAACACTTCTCGCTACACCCCGACCACGGGTTCTCGTACTGCGCTACTACGTCCACTATTGCATGGCTCAACGACGACTATGAGGGTGGCGAACTGGTCATCCCTTACATGGACATCAAGTTCACCCCGGAAGCTGGGGATCTCATGGTCTTCCCCTCGAACTACCCCTACGTCCACCAGTCGTTGCCAATAATCGGAGACAAGCCGAAGTATTCAGCGGTCACGATGTATGACTACAACGATCGAAACCATCAGGATCACGGTCAACCACACGCAGCGCTCCAGTACGCACCGGGAGGATCAACGCATGACGGACAAATCCAGTCTGCCTCTGCCGCTTGAGGTCCTTAACCAGGGCGTAATCGACAACAATGTTGGGGATCGATTCGGGGGCCGAGGGTTAGCGGCCGGGGTAGCTGGATGGCTAAGCATTGCCATTGTCGACATTGACCCAGAGACCGGAATTTGCCACACAGCTTTCGCTGTGGAGAAAGAACATCTCATGTTCACCGGCCATCTACACGGTGCCTGTATAACTGCCCTGATCGATACGTCGCTACCCCTAACCGTTTACCCGTTCGTCCCAATTGGCTCGGTGGTATTTGTCGGTCATCTGGGTGTCGATTACCTGAGTAGCGTCACGGAGGGCATTTGCGACGCCTACACGACAATCGAGTCTTTAGGTTCAAGTACAGCCGTGCTTAGAACCAAGGTTGAGAACAAGGGTCGATTGGTAGCCCTTGGAAATGGAACCTGCCACATCAAGAACTTCGACAACAGAAGCAAACTAACAACGGACTCCTGATGGAAGTAAATGTCATAAGAAATCATCAGAATCCTCCCGAGATTCGTCAGTGCCGTCCTCGTCGGGATTGGATGGATGAAAGCTACAAAAAGCACGCCTATAAGTGCCTACCCTTAACTGCGGCAAACACACACGGGTGGGAAGTGGTTCTTCAACAAGATGTAACTGTGATTTTAGATGACTGGGAAACCATCCCCAGAGTCCTTGAAGGTCAAACGATTACCCATAGCATTTTTCAGGAGCAGCCCGAAGAAAAGGCTCCCCCTCCCCCACCCGGCAAACGTAGGTGGATAGGCAATCCTCCCGAGGGTTGGGTTGAGCCGGTCCATGTTCCGGAATCTGTGTTACCTCTTGAGCCGGAAATCCTCCAGACTTACGAACGCGATATTCCCATGCCTTCTATCGTAGGAACCATCTCGTTGGCTGTTGATTGGGTCATGAATCCCGGCGAGGGTTACAGCACGTTTATTTCTGGTCCACCCAACTACTTCATGGACGGCATAGTTCCCCTGACGGCGATGATCCCAGGGTGGTGGCCTGATCCGTTTGCCATGAATTGGAGGATCACCACGCTCAATACTCCGATCACCTTTCCGAAGGGGATGCCTTACATGTGGTTCACCTTCGTAAAGGACGATTTCCTGCCGGACATCAGGTTCAATGTCAGCGGTACCTGGAATGATCCTGAGTTAATGGAAGAGCGAGCCAGCTATGGGGCGGAAAAGAGTCGCAAAGAGATAGAGCAACCGTGGGTTTGGATGGGCGGACTCCGAACCGGCCTCAATGAACACGGGGAGAGAGTCGGCCCGAAACATGAAGGTCACCCAATTTTGGATGTACCGACTTATGAGGCGGGTAGGGGTTCGGTTTGGGACAAGGTGGATCAATGAACAAAGATGAACTAGACCCAAAGTCTTCTCAGGAGAAGACCGCCGCATGGGGTGACCAGCGAGGCCTTACCAAGAAAAAGAGGATGAAGGGAGACGGAAATGACTCCCACAGTGGTACTGGAATGGCAGCCGGGATGTTTACTGATGCTATGGGACTTCGACTCCAAGGAATAACCCCACAGCAAATTCTTGACGATCAAGAGTGGTACAGGGGCTTATTGCTCAAACATAAGGCGATTGGTTTCAAGAGACTGAACCCGACAAGAGAAGAGCATCGTGATGTTTTGAGGGCCCTGTATAGCGGAGAGCACGAGAAGATACCAGGGATCGACCTCGGCCCACTACCCGAGGGCCAAGAGCAGGGTTGGGGAGAAGTCTTCGATGTCACTCATGACTGGATTGAAACCAGCAATCAAGGTGTTAAAGAAGACTGGGGACACACGTTTATAGACAAAAACTGGCACATAGACGGTCTCGCCTTTAGAGATGACGTACCGGCACTCACAAGCATGCTCATGACGCGCCACACAAAGCTTGTGGAGAACGACGACACTTGTGTCGCGAGCTTGGAATACTTATATGAGATCATGCCTGACGAGTTCAAAGAGAAATTGCAAGATGCTCGCCTAACCCACATCAACACGGGCCAGTCTCGCACTCACCCAGCTTTACGAACTCATCCAGTGACGGGAGTCACTTCTCTTTGTTTTGCGATAGAAACATTTTCTAACGATCCGAAGTTGTTCCTGGATAACGCTGTAGAACGGGTGGAACAAAAGATAGACCCGGAAGGTCAAGATAGAGAAGACCGTCTTCAGGTAACTGGCGCTGTCGATGCCGATGGCAACGTGATAGATATGGGTGAAATCAAGCAATGGGTCATGGATCAGCTGAAAGATCCAAGGTTGCGGTTTACCTGGAGATGGGATGAAGGTGATCTCTTCGTTTGGGACAACAGGTGTCTTGTTCACACATTCGACAGTGGATTCATAGTCGGTGAACGGATATTCAATCGTGTCGAAATGGGATTTGAAGTTCCTTATTACGACCCAACCAAGAATCCAGAGCCGAAGCAATACGAGAAGCCCCAATCCCCCGTCAACACGAATAAAACCAGTTCGGAAGAATTTGACAAATCAGTCGAAGCACCAATAGCTGAGGATTGGGCCACCGCCCCCGCCACCCAGGATCACATCCCATTGGTACTTACGGAGGGGATTTACGCTCTCCCGGAATACAAGTACTTAGCGAATGGGGTAACACTTTTTGTCATTGTCAAGGACCAGTATTCCAGTGTTCCCGACGAGATCATGAGCCTGCGTGAACGTTGCGAGGATCCAGATTTCCATGTCATAAAGGTTCCATACGATGAGAATCACATACTCATCAAGAAATATGCCAGACATTGGCATCCTGGTGAACCGTTGATAGGCCAAATATTTGTCTTCACCAGGAATGGTGACTATTCCACGTCGTTCACCTCAATATCTGATGAGCTTATGGACAGCAATACTTTATGGACCGATATTACGTCGCTGCTGGAGCAGCGTAGGGATTTCCGACATGCCGGACACGCTTGGCATTATCCAGACTTTATGAGTTATCCGAATCACATGCTGCGGCCATACCATTGGCGGAACTTGTTATTCGAAAGCTACACGGACTTTGACGAGAAAGAAGGCCCCCCCAAAGACTTTTTGGTTCAGTACGCCATCGACCACATCTTCGGATGTTTCAATCACTACAAGACAAACGAAGAGCGAAAAGAACTCGTTGAGGACGTAAGGGACTATCTGGACATCATGCTGGAAATGAACGAACATGAGCTTGGACGCTGAAGTACTAGGCAGCGGTGTAGTCCTCTATCGAAACGCCGTAGAGCTGGATTGGGACTTCATTCGAGACTTCTCTAAGGAATCAGCAGAGAAGGAACTGGCCTCCATGTATACCCCGGGGAAAGATCCGATCTCGGGGGAAGAGGGGTTCATCAACCGCAACGGGTATTTCTTTCCTTCTCGGTCGGTGTGGCTCATGCCCCAGCACTGTGCCTACGTCCATTCGGACATGCGTCCAGAAGCTCGAAAGGCATTGAATGCACTGGAGAAGGCCAGAGATTTATGTCTGTGGCATTACCTCCATAAGTTCCCGCTGGCAGGCAAGTGCATCTGGTGGAGAATCAAGGGACACATCCTGGTCTATCCGCCCGGCGGGTTTCTCGGGATGCACTCCGACCAGAGCACGGACTACGAATACGGCTCCCCTCACCCCACCGACCAGATAGCCACTCGAACCGTGGTGTCCACGCTGGGCTTCCTCAACGACCACGTCGACACCGAGGAGGAGCTGGACGGCACCAACTTCACTGGCGGACTGGTGAAGTTCGAATACCTGGGTATTGAATACACCCCGGCCAAGGGCGACATTCTCGTATTTCCATCGAACTACATGGCAGCCCACGGCGTGACGGAAGTCGGCGGGGGTCCCCGATATTCACATGTTGGTTGGTATTGCCACGGAACACCTAATTCCCAATACAGGGAAAATGTTGTAGACCCCATCGAGGACCCTGAGATGGCGGAAACCGCAACAAACATCTACATGCCAGAAGGCTACAAACTCCCCGATGCACAACGCTAAGCGACACTCAATCGTTGATATTGGCTATTGGACCTGTGACATAGATGCCAATGCCCGAGCTATTCACGATCTTGTTGTTGAGAAACACGAACCGAATAAGGATTTCGACTTACCAATCGGGAATCTCACTATGGATCTGCGGCAGAACATCACGACGGCTGCTTGTCAACTTCTGGGACGACCGTATTACATTGACGCCATTTGGGGCGTGTACACGGCGCCTGGTCAATCTGTTATGGCTCATTCCCACTGGTCGAATACTTGGCTGAATCCAGAGGAACACTTCTCTTTCTGCTACTACCCCCTCTGCCAAGAAGATGATGCTGACATGGTGATTCACATCATGTACTGCAATCGTCTTGAAAAGCTTGAAAGCATTCCGCTTCGTCCGGGTCTGTTGGTCATCTTTGGGGCGTACTATCAACACATGACAACAAGACAGTTTCCTGACAGGGACCGGGTGTCTATAGCTGGTAACCTCTACCCTTATGAGTCCACCGGTATTCCAATACGACGAGAAATGCGACAAGGTGTAACGAGCGACGACTTATGGCAGTAATTGGAATTGCCCACATCGGGAAGATGGGATTCAGCATTGCGGATGCCCTCATTCGCTCTGGCCACGAAGTTCTTTCGGCTTGCGGTGACCGTTCAGAAGAAACACGCGCACGGGCGGAGAAGATCGGCACCCGCGAGGTTGAGAAGCTCACTTCGCTCTTCGATGAGTCCGAATTCATGTTCTCCATCGGCAGTGGGATGGTTCACTGTGAACAGGCGGTTTGGAACGAAGAGGCACAGGACATGCTTACGCCAGATGGCAACCTTCCCAAAGCTGTTGACTTTCCAATGATCCGTGCTGCCATAAACGCCGACTTCCAAGGCATCTATGTTGATTGCAACTGGTTTCATGAGCAACATTGGGAGCTCTTGCGGACAGTCAGCAAAGAACTGCCAAGTTACGTCGAATGTGCCATTTACGGTTGGCCCGTCGGAGACGAACGCGACCTCTCTGGAACCTCTGGACGGATAATGTGGTTATCCGGAGACGACGAGGCACCAGTGGGTCGTCTCTTCAAAGAGGATTGCGGAATGAATTTACAACCCTTGCCCTTGGGGGCGTCGGCACTAGAACACAAAGAATACGTTACCCACGGGTCCGGATTGGCAGAGAGGATTGCAGCAGATGACCAAGTGCGTCGTTCATCAGTCGGGGGTTGTTGAATTTCCAAACGCTTTCACGGTAGATCCGGATGCGTTAGCTCAATGGATGGAGCTTCGTCGAACCTGCGAGCCGGATGACTACACGGTTAACGACGACGGGAACTTCGTGAACAGGGGTGGATACGTCTTCACCCCTGAGCAATACCAGTCATCGCCGAGTCGGTTTCTGAATCTCGAACCGGAAGGCGAAGATACAACGTTCCTTGAATCGATCCTGGACGTTATGTACAAGTGCGTACTCGAGTACATCGACATCTTTCCCACTGTTGCTCATTCGATTTGGTGGCGAACCGACGGACAGGTGGCCTCCTACAAGGATGGACAGGGCATGGGTCCCCATCATGACCGGGCAATCGAATACATCCCGGGTGATATTCCCGCCAGTGAGGCTCCGATCCACAATGAGATAACGGGCTCGATCGTTCTTCAGAAAGCCGAAGAGGGCGGACAACTTTTGTTTCCCATCAACAAAACCACCGTCGATGGCGAGGCGGGCACGGCAATCCTCTACCCGTCCAATTACATTGGATCACACGCGGTAGCGCCGGTTACTAGGGGCGAACGACTGTCATACCTCGAGTTTTATGGACAGGGAACCCCGGGTGGCTATGAAGGAAACGCCCCAGCCCAGCAATCATGGTTTTCTGCTCTACTTGACCCAGAAACCGGACAGCGTCCTATGTGGGGTCAGAGTGGTCACGAACGCGGCGAGATAGTCGGTGATCCGCCTCCAGCTCAGTCATAACATCTTGCTCCAGGGCGGGTAGCCACGTTCGCCCCTGCAGCCCTGATTTGCGCTCGGACTGAATCACAATCCCTCTATCAGGGGCCGAAGTTCCCTGCCCAAACGTCGAGATGTACGAGTACCGGGTACCCTCGATGACCGGCGTAATTTCATGAGCCCCCATGTAGTTACTTGGGAACAGGATGTGGTCACCCGGACCAACTCGGACTTCAAGCTTCAGGTGTTCGAACTTGATATTTCCTCCACTGAAGCCAGCTCCCAACACCAATGTGGACGACACCGTGTTGAACAGGGCTGTCTGGTCCTTGGGGTGATCTCCAAAGCGGTAGTTGACATCGTTGTCACTGTGCATCCCTAGCAGGGCCCCTTTGCGATACACCGCGACGTGACCTCCAGCGTCCCACCAACAAGAGGGCATGGCGTCTGGATAGAGGGTGCAGTAGGCAACAAGGTTCTTGTAGATGGCCCTGTCACATTCAGCAAAAAAAACCGGATCTAAAGGCTGGTTGATCCGTATTGGCATAGTGGAGATGTGTTCTGCTGGAATGAGGTGGCCACTTTGATTGGTCCCATTCCCGTCTTCATCCAGGTCATACATCTCGACAAGGGCCTTGTCGGCCATCTCCCTAAGATCCCGTTCCAACAGGGTTGGCATACCATCGTCAAGATCGGTGATGGTGTCGTGAAACTTGACTACACCTCCACCCAGTTGATGGGCCCACACCATCTCATGTATCTCCTTCGGTTGGCGATCCCCCGCCCACCTGGAGGCCCTGAGAGTCCTTGAACACTGAGGTCGAGTATTTGGGTGTCCCCTCATGCCCAAATGCTGGGTATTGGCTAGTCACCTCTTCTGCGGTCCAGCCGGAATACTTTAGAAAGTCCCCCCGAACGGTTGGACACCACATGAAGGGGTCTATGAAGCCCTCTCGGGGTTCAGTAATTGCCAGGCCTTCCTCAGCGCTTGTCAGGGCCTCCATCGAGCCTTGCCCGAAGAACTGTAGATAAGACAGTCGCCTATTCCCTTCCGCTACTGGCGTTATCTCATGGGAACCCAAGTAGTTGGCTGGGAACAAGATGATGTCCCCCTCGCGAGCTTCAACAGTTAGGTCGGCGTAGGGGAAGTACATCTCTCCACCCTCGCAATCGGCAATGTGCATTGTGGTACTCATTACGTTACGGGTTGAGATCTCGTGCTTCCCGATAACATTTTCACGAGTGTCGTAGGTGTAACCGATGTCTTGATCCTGGTGGCGTGACAGGAACGCTCTAGGTTCGTAAACCAAAACATGACCTCGGTTCTTCCACCATAGAGAAGTGATGATGGTGGGGTATTTCTGGATGTACTCCAATACCGCCAGATAGCAAAGACGGTCGACTTCAAACCAGTAATCATCAACAGTGAAGTCGGAGAGTTCTACGCTCCCATCCCGTCCATGAGGATGCACCCTGGTCGGTTGTTCAAGGATGTCTCTTTTATTGTGGTAGACAATTCCACTGTGTTTGTGGGTTGCTGCATCACCGTCGAAGTCATATTCCTTAGATAGTTGAAGATCCCGTAACGTCACTAGCTCGTCAATGATGGACTGGGGCGTTTTGATTACGGCTCGCTTGATGGCGATACCGCACGCATAATGCTCCATGGAGCCCGTGAGCGGTGGAGGGGGCTGTCGAGTTCTAACGGTTGGTATGTCGTCTGTCAGGGACATGATTACACATCATAGGGCTGATAGATGCCTTCGGCGTCACCTTCCAGGGATCGTTGTTGTGACACGGGGTTTGCTACAACCATTGATTCGTAGGTCCCTGCCTTAAAGTCGGGTCGGCGATGGTACCCGCTCCAGCTTTCTTCCGACTTGGAGTGTCCGGATTTGAAGAACCGTTCGTAATCCTGAAAGATCCACGGAAGATACACAGGTGGTAGCCATTCATGGCTGTCTGTGGCTTCGGAAATGACGTACTTGTCATCCTTGCCCTGTCCAAATTGGGTCAGGTACGAATAGCGACACCCTGATGTCACTTCCGACACTCCATGAGATCCCATGAAATTGGCCGGGAATAGAACGATGTCTCCAGTCTTGGTTTCAAGAGACAGCTTTGAGTAGGGGAAAATAAAGTTCCCGCCCTCGTAGTCCTCGTTGAGAGCTACGGTCCCATTGAGTACCTGATAGATAGCTACCGGTCGCTGTGTTTCGTATCGTTGGCCGTCTATGACCCTGAAGTTTGTGTCGTTGTCGTTATGTAGGCCCAACAGGGCACCTGGCTTGTAGTAAAGAACGTGTCCCCGCATCTTCCACCAGATGGTATTGAGAATCATCGGATAGAGATCGATGTAGCGGATAAGGCACTTGTAGAGCGCTGTCTCACAGTTGTTGAAGAAATCAACAAGAGATCCGGGGGTCCGATCCATCACTGGCTCATTTTCCCCAAGACCGCCCAAGCGGAATGGTTGTTCCATCAACAGTCGGATGTCGTGACGGTTCCCCTGGTAATCTTCAGCCCACTTTTCCCCGTCCTCTTCCACCCACTTCAAGCCGCAGTTCGAGGGTTGGGCTTCCTCATTGACGTAGGGAAGAAGCTCATCGATGGGTACATCCAGAACACGCTTGAAGTGCACGACACCGTTCTCGTGCTGCTCGAACTCGAGACTAGCAATTTCTGCACAGTCAGCGTCCGTTAGCTTGGGCGACGGATGGACTGGTTTTGGATCCTGACCGTTGGTGGGGTTATCGGTTGTGTACCTATCCGTCATCAAGACAGTCATAATTGTTCCTACGAAAGGCGTTTGGCAATAATCATGCCTTGTTCCATGGGGACATGGTACACATCGAAGTTCGACTGGGCCGCAATGTAACGGTTAAAGCTTGTGTATGAATGCTTGTGAGGTCTCCCCACATTGTAAGAACTTTGAAACCCACTGGTTTCGGGGTAGTGGAGTATCCCCCCGACGTTGAGTAGACCCAGGATGGCGTCAACTACACGGTTGTTGATGGAATGCAGGGTTCGTGGTCCAACACGAACCATGTCGAACGTGCCCGCTCCTTCTCCATCGAGAAGATCCTGCATATCCATTGCTGCGTACCGAATATCTGAATAATTATTCGTTACGTCAGATAGGGGCAGTCCGAATTCCTCCCAATCGTACAAGTTGCCGCTGTTTAGGATTGTATATTCCCTTATCGGCGTAGGGCCTTCCATCACGTCAAGCATTGCGGCAATCGGAAGTGGGGAATCGGACAGGATCTTTGGATTGCTCCTGTCCATGAGCTTGGCAAGCATGACCGTAACCATGTAGCCCATCCACATGACGTTCTCCCAATTCTCGGGAGCGGTTTTGTACAGATCGTGTTTAACCATCTCGAACTCGCCACCGACGGCGATATCTCGCTGGTCTAAATTGAGAGCGGCGTAATCAGCCGTAACAGCAACTGACCAATCGTTCATCACTGCAGTGTTGGCAAATGTTCCATCCCACTGAGCGTTGGAACTATCGCGGGCTACACGAAGAGCTTTCGACCAATGACTCTCAGCCATTACGCACGTCCAATCGCTAGAGCGCGCCTGCGCCAAGCCCGTCGGATAACGGCAATCAAGAGTTGTTGTTTAACAAAAGTCCATTCATCCGCTGCCAATATATGAGCGGTACCTTCTACGGCTGGACCATTTGCATAGGTTTCACGGATCTTATTGACGATGTCGTCAATAGTTGTGGTGTCGATGTCTGCCCAGTCGAGTCCTGCGGTAAACATGACCCGCGCCACTTCACCTTCAGACCACGTCAGTTCATCATCGTTCGAGTAGAGCGATCCAACCGTGTCCTGCGTGGTACGGACAGTCATGATTCGTCTCCGGCGGCCCTCCGGAACCCAGGGCAGAAGGTCACAGAGTTATCAGATACCCATTCCCAGGCGCTCAATGTTGGATTCCAACGGCGAATGTCGTTATCGCGTGATTCGTTTGGCAAGGTGTCGTAGTATGCACCCGCCGTTTCTCCAATTTCACCGCCATGAATGGTTCGACCTGCCGCTATGGCGTCTGTCTGGACGGTCATGCGAGTGCCTCCAAAGCCGTGGCCTGCCTAAGTATCGCCTGATGAGCGCTATAGGAACTGTCGCTCTCAGCTACAGGAATAGCGTAGGAACTAGACACATCTGCCGTGTCTACGCCAAGAGTTAAACAGAGAACCTGGATTGAATACTCCAAGAATTCCTTGGCATCTGCTTTAGCTGCGGCGGCTTGGGCTTCTGTAAGGGCCATAGTGAAACCTTACCAGACCACTACGATAGTGAAGCTTTATGGGCCTTAAGGGTCGCTAGAGCATCGAGCCTTTCCTTGAGCGTATGCTCGATGGCATAAACCTCAGCGTCCTCTTTGCCTGCTGGGATAGCGTAGTTGTCACCATCGAACGTCGTAGGGTCAAAGCCGAGGAGCAGAATCTTTTCATAGACACTCGGCTCGATCTGATCTGCGGCAGCATCGCAGGCCGCAAGTTTTTCCGCAGTTGTGAGTCCAGCTGTAAACTCCATGGAGGCCTCTCGATACGATCGCTCTGGCGTTGATCTCCATAATACCAGTAACTGACAGGTACATGGTACAGTCTCAGCATGGACAACGATGGAGTTTCACCCGAGGGGGTCATCGAAGACCTCGCTGAACAAAACAAGCGCCTAACTATAGATTGTGCCATATTGCGTACAGCTGTCAAGCAACTACGGGCCGAACTCGCATTACTGCAGGAACCGCCGGGAATACCACCACAGATAGAGGGCCAACAGGTCCTTGATGGTGACGACACGGACTAGCTGCAATGGACAGAATTTGTTATTGCCCTTCCGAGGAGGAGATCAAGCAAGCTGAGGAGCTTGCTGAACCCTGGGGCATTCCTATCCAAATTGGGGATAGCGAAAAAACCAGCGTTCTGGAGTTCGACAGATCTCTGACACAAATCCTCCAAGTCCCAACTAGGCAGTACCTGCATCTCAGTTCTGCCAATCTAAGAGTCAACAATGCCCTCCTGGTGCTCTACAAGGACGAGTTCGAGGGGACAGAGGGCTGTTGGGCCGAGATCCACCTGATGACAAACGTTCCCCACACGGGAAACGTTTTCGAGAAGATACTGCCCACACCCACTGCAAACGGATACACGAAGAATTTTCGTATCCGTCCCAGGTACATCGGCGATTACGAACTTCGAATCGTTGACACAGACGGCGTTATCGCTACTGACAACTTTACAGTCAGAAGATAGCCCTTATGTCGTCTACTCACGACATGAGTGACCTGGTCAACACCGACCCTCGGGCTGCCTTGAACTTGTTTCGAAAGGCCAGGGAATCCCTCGAAGAGGATCCGTTTCCGTATGAGGAACCAATCCCATTTGTCCATCTTTACCATGGCGGGTTCGATGGGCAGGCCCTCATCGACGCGTTCGAGGCCACAGGCGAGTGGCGTCAAGCAATGACCGGTGGTGGCGACAAGGGACGGGTTGGCGAACACAGAGATTCCAGAACAATTAGTTTGAATATACCTTTGAACCAGAAAAGTGACACCTTAAGTGACGTTCAGAAGGCAGGATTGCCAGTCCTGTATGCCGCAGAACGCGCTGTCTGGGATTACCGAGAGACCTATGACCTTCATCTGGATGAACAACAGGGCTGGATAATAAACAAATATGGACACGGGGGAAACTACTTACCGCATACAGATCACGGCCCCTCATCCCCAAGGCTACTTTCAGCTGTTGTTTATCTAAACACCATTAGTGACGAAGGTAAAACGTTCTTCTTGGAATGGGACTGGCGAGCTTCCTGTGTCGAGGGGGACATTCTGCTATTTCCATCGAGTTACCCCTGGAAACATGAAGCTGAACCGGTGGGACTTAACGATCCTACGCAAGTGAAGTACTCAATGGTTACTTGGTTCGTATGATTGAACACATTGATAACCCAATTCCTGGTGTTTCAATCTATTCCGTCGAAAGAGATGAGGATCTAATCGAACCTGCTGGTTTGGTTCGGGACTACCTAACTAGCCGCAACACGAAGGATGTTCTTCTGTTCCCCATGGGGGAATTCGTAGAGATTTACGAGGAAGAAGCCAATCGCACATGGCCTCATCTCCCCTTCTTTCCCAACCTGGTTGGGGATGCCAACTATGCCGACACCTTCTGGTCGCCCGTGGTGGGGATCGAAAAAGCGCAACAGTCACGTTTGGTACATATCGCCATGAGGTTCAAGGTTCTCAATGCGGTTATAGAAGAGTGCATCGCTGACTACAGAACATTTTACGACATAAAGTGGGAAAGATCTACGCGATGTGAAGTTATCAAGATACGCGGTAAGCAATTTTCTGCCTCCCTCACAGTTCATGAAACAAAGTCAAGTACAACAACCTTTATAGCTCTAACTGATCTCATTGTACGACTCACAAGATTTGATACGGAGTTCCCTATCGCTGAGGGGCAGGTATTTGTTGCCCCTATCCAGTTTCCCTACGATCTTCAAGTCAAGCCACCGGAATCGAACATTGCCTATTTCCTCACCAAGTCCCTGTATCCATGAAGAAGAACTTAGTTATTGTCGGTTCCGGCCAATCTGGCCTCATTGCGGCTCTCCTGGTTAAGTCGATCCTTCCCGAGTATGCGAACATAACCGTAATCTCATCCTCAGACATTCCCCCAATAGCTGTCGGCGAGGGTAGTACGGAACATTGGAATGAATTCGAAAAGATTGTGGGATTGGTACGGAGAGAAACGATTAGGCAATGTGACGCAACTTTCAAATATGGCATACGGTTTATGGATTGGACTCACCATACGCCGGACTACATGCATAGCATCGGCGGTGATGGGCTGTACGCGGACCATTTCAACGTCCTTTACAACTATGTCAACAGCTCAGATCACTTATTAACCTCAGTCCTTCTGCCGGTGGGGCTGACTGAAGGCCTGGTCAAACATGAAGAGGATGACCACATGCTTCATCAGGTTAACCAACTTCATTTCGATACCCATAAGCTAAATAACTACCTAAGGGATCGATGCGTCAAACTCGAAATTGAGTTTGTAGATGCAAAAGTTCAAGGTCTAGAACGAGATTCTCATACCGGAGACATTGCGAAACTGGTTACTTCGGCTGGCAACTATCCAGCCGACTTTGTAATAGATGCCAGTGGGTTCAGCAGAACTGTGCTCAGTTTGTTGGGAGATGTCCACTGCACGACGTTTGATGATGTCCTTCCCTGTGATACTGCTCTCGTTTTTCGAACCCCTTCGGAGTCCAATAGCATTCTGAAGCCCTACACCTCGGCCAGGGCTCTTTCGTCTGGATGGCTTTGGGAAATTCCAACCTACCGTTGTCGTGGAAACGGGTATGTCTTTTCATCAGATTACATAACCGAATCTCAAGCTCTCGAGGAAGTAGAAACTACTTTAGGGATTGAGGTTCCCGATGCCAACCTAATTGAATTTCGTCCACATTACGTTACAAATTCTTGGCAATCCAACTGCGTGGCGGTAGGGCTGGCGTCCAATTTTCTGGAACCCCTGGAGGCGACATCCATCGCAGCCACCATTAACCAGGTAAGGCTACTTTGTTCGAACTTGCCCGCCTATAAACCCAACTCGAGCGTCTTGCAAAACAGCTACCTGAAAACCTTCAGATCTATGGTTGATAATATGCTGGCCATGGTGGCGATGCACTATGTCAGCGATCGTGCCGATTCTCCAATGTGGCTTGAGCAGCAAAGCCGTCCTAAACCAGATCTCCTCCAACACCTCATCGGAATCATGAAATATCGAGGACCTGAGGATCACGATATTCCTCATACCGGTTTTGAGTTGTTCCGCGCAGGACATTTTTGGCACGTCGGACAAGGACAGGGTTTGATTGACCGGGAGAATAGTAGGGTTGCACTCATGGCTCGCCTACAAGAAGATAATGCAGCAGACCGGGTCAGGACGATCGTCACCCAGCAGGGAGCGAAGGGTTCTCTCGACCATCGTAGGGTTCTTGAGCTGGCAAGGGAAGACTTGCCGGTCACTCACTATCCCGACTGGAAATTTGGCGAATACCAAATAGAGAGGCTAGATGTCTGAAATGATGGAACACCATTTCCCGGTCGGTAGGTCAAATCACGTTATGGTGTTTGACAACTACCTTGATCCAGACGTGTGTGATGAGGCCGTTGAATTGTTCAAGGTCCACTATTCGCGTCTGTTCACCCCAGGACCAACCTTTAGTGGAGTGACCCCTGGGGTCAAGCTGAGCCAGGATGCTGCAATCGACCCCAACTCTCTAGCGGATTTGGGCCTGGAGGGATCAGGCTTAACGGTGCTTCGAAACCAAGCTGAAACGGCCATACATATTGCAGTCCAAAGGTACATTCAGGAATACCGCACACTTTGGTCCTGGCCGGGGATAGGCGAATCTGGTTTTCGGGTTCAGCACTATCATCGAGGACATGGTTTTTACCGACAACATTGCGACCATTTACCGTGGGAAGGTCACCCTTCGCACTCCGCTGTTGCGCGAGTGCTCGCTACCATCACCTACCTCAACACCATCGAAGTTGGGGGAGCTACCCGCCTGGTCGAGCAGGAAGCCGATGTCCAGCCGGTAACGGGGAGAATATTGATCTTCCCAGCCACCTGGACCCACCCCCACATGGGGCTACTTCCGGTCTCCTCGGACAAATGGATTCTAAGTAGCTTTATCCATTGTGCAATAGAGGAGTACCACGAGGACTTCCAGTCGGAAACGTGGATTACACCTCTCAAGGACGGCGTGGAGGTTGGTGAGGCAACTGAGTTGCTCAAAGAGGAGTTGCTCACAGAAGAGGCTACCGAGGACACAGAAGAGGCTACCGAGGACGAATGATACAATTAGAAAGATTGTGACCTGGAGGAATTATGCCCACGACTCCCGATAAATGGAATGCTGAGAGCGAACGCTACGAAGGCCACGACTACGAAGAGTCGGGCAACCTTGTGTTCTGCATGATGTGGGACACGCCTCCAATGACCATAGATGACCCAATTCTTAATCCACTGGAGGATTAAGTTGTGGCTTACGACATCGACGCCGACTACCAATACCTCTGCACCCATCTAGCCCTACTGATTGCGTCCGTTGGGGGAGACGACGAGACCGTCGAAACCATGACCCATACAGACTTGCGGCTCTTAATCACGACCCACTACAACGATCTCCCCAGCCCGGGCGCTGCCCCATACGGTGGGCGTATGAGTCCTGACGACTGGACCCCTTCCGAAATTGCCTCAAGCAGGATCAGATTCCAAAAATACGACAATGCCCGGAAGTTCATCTTCTATCGGGATCTCTTGAAGGCGAGGATGGCCTAATGGCATTGCCAACCGCAGTAGACATGCTCAAGGTTGCGGAAGCCCACGGGAACGCGGCCCACTACGCCAGTATCGAAGTGGCTACAGAGAAAGCCTTCGCCGAAGCCGTTATCGCCGAGGAACTCGGACTCGGAGCGGATCGAAGTACTGAGAGTATCGGCATCCACGATGATATGAATCACTACGCGCACGCCGCTATGTGGTCCGAAGCTTTTGGAACTGTGATGCTGCATTCGCGCACCATCCAAGAAATGCTGATTCGAATGGCGAATCCATCAGAACGCCTGGTGATTTCGAATAATCCGTATTTCCTACTGAAGCTCGGTATTGGCAATGTGACCATTGCTAACAGTATTCACCTTGACTACCTGGAACGACACCACAATATTTCCGGCTTGGAGTACAGCGTTATCTCCATGCAGGACATCGAAGCTGGTAGTTTCACTACAACGTATGACATGGCTATTGTTGGTATGCCCCTGGTTAGACACGACTTCGGGTTGATAGACACGATCTACGGTCAGCTACCTAATGGTGGGTCAGTTATCCTTACCAGCAGCAATGACCACGGGAAGCTGTTTCACTTCAACAACGCCCATGACTATTCTGCGGTATATGAACATCTTAAAACTTTGACAGGGGCTCACTTGTACCATATACCTGGAGGCCTCGGGATCTCACTCCTCACCAAGACCGTTTGATCCCGTAAGATCCCAATATGGAATTCAGGATTTCGGGTAAAGACCTATTACATGACGATGCTCGCATTATCTCGGATATTGAAGTCGAACCTGGACACATACTCCTAGCTCCTCACGACAATTCTTTGTTCCACCCAACCATTACCCCGCTTGACAATCTGAAAACCTGGCCCCCGTGGCGCAGAGAAGTGTTCGCTGGATTGAAGGCCTGTCAGGGAAACTCTGATTACATATCGCTGGGGGGCACCTGGAGACTGCATGGCGACGTGAGGTTTCGTCCTTCAGCAGACATGACCCAGTGGGAATCACGGATAGACCTTGATCCTCCCCCGGGTGACCAGCATCCCGATCTCTTCAAGACTGACATTTTTCCTTACGGAGCTTCCGGCCCCAGCTGTCCCTTCAATAAAGACAGAGCTCTGCCTGAATCTAACCAGTGTAAGGTTGTTAATCCTTGGATAATTAAGACTGCTCCTGGTTGGTCCACCATCCTCATTCCAAACCTTATGGAGCCGTCAAGGGACTGGAGTCTTATTCCCGGGGTAGTCAATACCGACTACTACCACCACATGCATTGGGTTTTCAACATCTACACCGACGAAGAATTCGTCCTTCGAGCTGGAACCCGCGTAGGACAATTCATCACTTTCCCGCGCAACCATCAACACGTCGAATTTGCTTCGCCAAAAGTTGCCTCCATGCTTGAAACTCTTGGCTTTGATTCTCCAATTGGCCACCCTATAGACAAAAAGGGGGCCTATCGCAGGGAACACCGCAAGGCTGATCGCGTGAAACCGACGGTAGAAGCGCCCAAAGAGTCCATGCTGAATAGGATTCGGGAATGGCTGATCGGTACCTGAACGCTCAGAACCACCAGGAGCAGTAAGGTATCACTGGTAATATGTAGGAGAGTGTGAACAACTCCGGGAAGGACCCTGACAAATGGCTCTAACTCAAACCAGGTTGGCTGGGCCCGCCGTTATCTCCAATTCAGGAACATACGGTACTTCACAGTACGTTGTCCCTGCAGCGACTTCTGCGATCGTCAAACAGATCGTGCTCTCGAACATCACTGCGTCTGCCCAGACGGTCACCATCACCCTGCTTCCTAATGCTGGAAGTCTCGCAGACACCATGATCCTGTTCAAGGATCTGGCGTTGACGGAAAAAGAAACTACCTTTCTTAACATGTCCCTAGTTATGAATACCGGAGATACGTTATACGCACTGTGCGGAGCCGCCAGTTCGTGCAACATCACTGCGTCCGGAATCCAGGTAACGTAATGGCCTGGGGTAGAACCCGGGTCAATTCTCCCGGTCTCCTCGCCAGTTTCCTCGACTCACCGGATGACATTTACGGTTCGGGAGCAGATGATTCTGTCACCATCTCCGGCAACACAACGCTGTCCAGTGACATGTTCTATTACGACCTTACGGTTAATGCCAATATCACCCTGAACACGGGTGGCTATCGGGTATTCGTAAAGAATGTCCTAACGATGGGGTCATCTGCTGTAATTGGACTTCCTGGCGGATCTGTTGCGACGGGAACCCTCAAGGGTGGCGGTGCCGCGTCAGCAAATACCACAAACAGTCTGGGGGGCAATGGCGCAAGCGCTACCGCAACTCAGATTACTGCAGCAGCTGGTGGGGCAGCATATTACAGGCACCCCTCACAGGCCGTCAGGGGTTACAACGTCACCGCATCAGCTACAACTCCGACCTATCTTGAAGGTGGTGCTGGTGGTACCGGCGTAGGTGGAGGAGTAGTTATCGTCTGTGCCCGCTACATCTCTACCAGCGCAGCGTGCACCGTTTCCGCAACCGGTGGGGCCGCTGCTGGAGGCGGGGTCGTTATCTTTGTTTCGTCCAATGATGAAACCATATTCAATACCCAAACCCACTTGACACTAGACGTTGCTAAGGGTGCGGGCGGTGGCACCGACGGGACAGCCATTTATCTCGAGGTGGACTGATGCCGATTATTCGTCATAATCACCCAATCCAGCAGAGACTTGGCAACAACATCATTTATGGTGAGGGCCAAGACGCCACTGTGGTAATTACCACAACGGTTTTCCTGACCAAGGACATGTACTACCAGAATCTCACCATTAATAGCGGTGGAACCCTGTTCACCAACGGATTCAGGGTATTTGTTGCCGGAAACCTCGTAGTCAACTCTGGGGGCGTCATCGGAATGCCAGCTGAAATTCCTTCAACGGTCTCGGTTGGAACCGTCTATGGGCGTGGTGCCGACGGGTCCTCCCCCAAAACCTATGTAATCGGGGACTCCGCAGCCGGTACCCAGGTTCCGACAGAAATTCTGAACGATCTCGAAAACATTGTCCAGGGTTGGAACTGGAGCGTTATCGACGGATTCAAACGCATGGAGGGTGCTGACGACGGTGACGATGGAGCGGATACACCCGGAAGCCCGGGTGGTGCGGGCGGCGGGGGCAATGCGGGCAACCCTGGCGGAAACGCACCAGCCGGAGCAAATCCATCAGACCCACTCGGCAATCCTGGCACGGCTGGCAACCCTGGCAATCCTGGCACGGCTGGCAACCCTGGGGCAACTGGCCCTGGCGGTGCAGGCGGTATCGGAGGCGGTCTAGTTCTGGTAGTCGCAAAAAACATTTCTGGAACCGGTTCGATTGTGAGCCAAGGCGGAGCGGGAACAGCGGGCACCACGGGTGCGTCTGGTAATCCGGGCGCAGGTGGCAATCCCGGTACGGGTGGCGGAGCCGGAAATCCTTCCCCCACTATTCCCGGAGACTCCCATGGTGCACACGGGGGAAACCCAATTCCGGGCGATCCGCCTTCAGATGCTGATGCACCGGCACATTCGAAATCTCAGTCGGATCCCAACCCATTTCATGCCCATGCCTCTCATGCGGATGCAAAACCTCACTCCAATACGGATGCCAAGACGAACCCAGGACCGGCCAACACTGGTACACCGACTAGCTCGGATGCTGGAAGTAAAGAGATTCCCGGAGACCCAGTTCCGTGTGAGGTAAATACCCCTGGATACCATTTCCCTGGAGGTCCTGGAAATGGTGCTGGCTACATTCCGCCTTTTTATATTCCCGGGCCTCCCACACATTCCCACTGCCCTGGTGCCCCAGAACCACATGCATACGGCGACGGCTCAGATCCTCAGGCGACTGCCAACTCAGATCAAGATCCCATTCCCGGAACACAGCACTCGGATCCATTACCCACGGGAGGCGGCAATGCAGATCCTCAACCCCTTCCAGATAACAACCAATCGGATCCCGCACATACTCCGGTTCCGCCAGCCGGGAATCCCAAGACTGGGGATCCGGTTGCCGATCCGCCCACACCGTCCAGTAATCCGTACTCAGGGCCGGGTGGGAATCCGCCCTATACCAACCCTGGTGGAACCTCTGGTGGAGTGGGCTCAGGCGGTGCGGCGGGTGCGGCAGGTACCGGTGGCACCGGAGCCACTGGAAGTACTGGCGGCCTAGGCGGCATTATCGTCATCACTGATAGCGCTTCCCCGCTGAGCACGACCCAAGTCAGTGCGACTTACTCACATCTCCAACTTTCTACTTGATGTAAAATATTCACATGACGAACTTTCAACTCTCATCCGCCAAACGTAGGGAAATCCTGCTCAAAGCTCGGCAGGACCTTGAGCACAACTTGTACGATAGGGCGGCCCGAATGGATCTCGACTTGGATTTATTTGATCCCCAGAACCCTGGCCATTCGTGGAATTACACTGGGGTTGACACCCAGGTGGAACAGGGTTTCACCGAGGACACCATCCGAACCATGGAAAGACTAGGCACTACTCTTCGAAGTATCGTCGAAAAACTGGAAGGACCCAACAGGGTCATCTAGACTTGTAGTGTAAAATGGCCTCCTAGACTTGTTAATTATAGGGGGCAAGGATGGATGGGGACCTCCAAAAGTATCTCAAGCGCAGCGCTGCTGTTATTGAGGAAACGCTGGCCGAGACCGCTCCAAGCGCCCCTCAGAAGCCCGTTAAGAAGGCTTCTCTGAGTCAGGCCAAGACGGCCACAAAGTTGCTCACGAAGTGTAAGGACAATATTGCTTGGGTTCTTGGACTTCCAGCCGCTATTTCCGGCGCCTTTGGCTTCCTCTGGCAAAACTCCAGTGACGAAGCTGCTCTCACTTATCAAGTCACCCAATTAGAAGAGGCCGTAGCAGAGCTAAAAGCCGAGAACGACCTGCTTGGTGGCGGAACCAAGAACTTTTCCATTGACATGAGTGGCGCCCCTGGAGGCTCAGCCACTGTCATAATCACTGCTGCCTGCATTGTTATCTTTATCGGCTTTTTGGTCTGGTACCAGAGCAAACGCAAGCGGGGGTAAGCCATGAAAAGGCTCCTCGCTGTCCTACTGACAGCTGCCCTGGTCTTCTCGGGCTGCTCCAGTTCAGAGTCGACTGCCCCAACGGGCACCCTGTTCCCCCCGACGACCACTGAGGCTGTTGCTACAACAACTGCTGCGCCGATCACAACCACGGTTGCCCCTGAGGTCTTGGAAGCGGTACCACTCGCTGACCACGCCATCCCTCAATACGCGATAGCGGATGACGCTTTCTCCTTTGAAAATTTCGGTGGAGGCGAGGCACCAGCCGACCTAACGGTCAACATGGCTCGTCGCCTGTACGGCGATACACAAGTCTGTTCAGATGTAACGGACAACCAGTGCACCCCTTATCCGGTAATCCTCCAGCTCATTTCGCAGGCGAACCGATCGATGCGTGGTGGTTTGTGCGAGGGCCTGACCGTACTCAGCCTGCGCCTCGCTGGAGATATCGAAACGCTTGCTGCATTTCAGGGAACAAACACTGTTGCCCAGCTAATCAAGGAAGACCCTGCGCTTCTCTCTGAGATTGCCTACTGGTATGTGACACAGTTCGCTACCGAGGTCCAGGAAGAAGCCACCGCCTTCCTACAGAAGTCTCCGACGGAACTGGCTGAAGTGCTGCTCTACGACTTTGCCCAAGCGGAGCAAGGAAAGCCACACACCGGCTTCACAATCGGTATTTACAGCGAAATGGGCGGACACGCCGTCACGCCTTACCGGGTTGAACAGATGGCTGGTGGTTACAGGATCTACATATATGACAGCAACTGGCCCAACACTGAGCGTTGGATCGACGTATCCGAGGATGGCCAGTGGAAGTACGCGCTTGCGGCTACTAATCCTACGGAAAAAACGGAAGCGTGGAGTGGCGGTACGGGGACGATGGAACTCACCCCGATGCGCTCCAGGTCTGGTCCATTCACCTGCAGCTTCTGTCCTCAGGAGGGGTCTGAAGAATCCGGCACGATGCTCACCGTTGCTGCTTCTGGCGACAAGCAGATGGCTATCAAAATTGAAACGGAATCAGGCAACCGTCTCGGCTATTACAACGGCACGTTCGTCAACGAGATCGAGGGGGCAACCTACCGGTATCTGATTTCAGGTCCATCAACATCTGACCCAGTACTGGTGTTCTTGCCGCCCGGAATCGACGACTTCAGTGCTGATGTTGAGGAAATTAACGTTCCCACCCCGACGGTTACCCCGGACTCCCCCCAGGACTCCGAAGCTCCGTCAGAGCAGGAACCTGAAAAGGATACCCAAAAATTCTCCCTGTTGGTCCTCAACGAAGAAAAATCAGTCCAAATTGAGGCTGTCATAGTCGAGGAGACTCCGGAAGAAAATACGCAATCTGAAAATTCCAAAAATATGGACGAACAATCTCTGGTTGAATTCAGCCAAGAGTCCATTGAAATCGCTGAAATCGAAGAGGCCACCGTAGCTATCGCTATTGACGCTCTCGAGGTGGAAATCGAGCTGGAGGCTGGTCAACAAATTGAGGTGATTTTTGCGCCGGAACCAGACACGGAGCCCGAACCCGAACAACCCGGTATACCAACTCCTGAACCTGAACCAGTCAGGGACATGTTGGATATCGCCATTCAAAACGACCAGGGTGAAGTACTGGCCGAGGTAGAAGTTGATATGACCGCCTACCGGATTGAGGAACGGGTAGAGGAACCGGTTGCGCCAAGCCAACCGGATATGCCTTCGGTCACAATCCCAGATCAACCAGATGAGCCAACAGCCACCCTGCCTCCCGAGCCGGAACCGGTAATCGTTCCCGTTGTTATCGAACTGGTGTTCGATGCAGAAGCCGGAGAGATTACCCAAGAGGAAGTAGAAGTTGAAGCGTGGGTGGCCTCAGATGCCGAGTACTTCATGGCCGTTGCCGAAGACCGTCTCGACGAGGTACTGGGCGAGTCCTACGTCGATGAAATCGAAGAAATGTGGGAGACCCCCGAAGCGTTTGAAGACGAAAGCTTCGACCTAACGGCTGTCATCCTCAGCGTTGATGAGGAGTACTGGGAGGACGAGCAGTGGGAGGCAGAGGACTTTGACGACGAGTGGTTCGAGGAAGAGTACGAGGAGCAATTCTTCGCCGAGGCCATGGACATCGAAGAGATCTTTGAGGAAGCCGAAAGCTTTATGGAGGAAATCGAGGAAACTCGCGAAGAGTTCTTCGAAGAGCATGAGGAATTCACCGAAGAAGAATTCTGGGACGACTACGAGGAGGAGTACTACGACGAGGAATTTGCCTTCCAGGAGTACAACGCCGAACTAGAAGAGGAAATGATCCTCGAAGATTTCGGCCTAGACGAGTGGAACGACGAACTTATGGGCCCACAGCCCACAGAAGTAGTCGACTGGGACCAGGACGATTGGGAAGCCTACGACGAGGAAATGGACGCCATCTGGGAAGAACAGATGGAGGACCCGGAGGCATTCGAGGAATCCCTGCTTGAGGATCTGGGCGCAGAGGAATGGGATGACGAATGGGGTCCCTCGCCAACGGAGGCTGCAGAGTGGACTGAAGAGGACTGGGACGAGTTCGATCAGGAGTGGGCGGCTGATGAGGAGGCCATGATCCTTGAACAGGAGGGTCTAGACGAGTGGCCCGAAGACTGGGGCCCCTCACCCACAGAAACAATCGACTGGACCGAAGAGGATTGGCAGGAATTCGATGCTGAACAAGAAGCGCTGTGGGAAGCGGAAGAGGAGTCCTGGGAGCTAGATACCGAGGAGGAATGGGACGACTGGCAGGAAGAGTTCTGGCCCGAGGACGGAGAGTGGTGCGAGGATTGTGAAGAGGGCCCCTGGGACGACCCGGAATGGGATGATTCCACACAGTGGGAAGAGGAAGAAATCCCTGAGGAGCCATTCGAAGACTGGGAGAACTGGACTGGCGAAGACGAAGAGCAGTGGATCCTTGACGAAGAGGGCTTAGACGAGTGGCCCGAGGACTGGGGTCCGTCGCCAAGCGAAACTTGGGACTGGACAGAGGACGAGTGGCAGGAATACGACGAGGAAATGGAAGCCCAGTGGGAAGAGGACTGGGAGGACATGACCGAGGAGTGGACCGAGGAAGAGTGGGGCAACTGGGACGACTTCATGGGTGGAGAGGAAGAGTGGGACGAGTCCTGGGAAGAAGAAGAGGAGTGGGAAGAGCCCTGGCTTGAGGAAGAGCTTGAAGAGCTTGAGGAAGAGCTTGAAGAGGAACCCTGGGAGGCAGAGGATTGGACAGGCGAAGATGAGGAGGCCCTCATCCTGGAGGACATGGGTCTTGAAGAATGGCCCGAGGATTGGGGCCCTTCGCCGAGTGAAAGTTGGGATTGGACCGAAGACGACTGGGACGCATGGGATGAGGAGCAAGAGTGGGATACTTGGGATGACGAATGGTTAGACGAGGAGGAAGAATGGCTCGACCCCAGTGACGAAGACTCAGAATCCGACAGCTCTTTACTTGAAGAAGAAGAAGTGGATGAGGAGCAAGTGGATGAAGAGGAGATGCCTGATGAAGAGGTAGACGACTGGGAAGAGCCTTGGCTTGAAGATGAGTGGGGGGACGAGAACTGGAGTGGGGAAGATGAGGAACAGTGGATTCTGGATCAGGAAGGTCTAGACGAATGGCCGGAAGACTGGGGTCCGTCACCCAGCGAGTCGTGGGACTGGACTGAAGATGAGTGGCAAATCTTCGACGAAGAACAGCAGGCACTCTGGGAAGAAGAAGAACACGACGAGGGCAGCGAAGAGGTACCTGAAGAAAGCCCGGAAGAAGAAAATATAGAAGAGACGCCTCCCACAACGACGGTGGCCCCTCCCACTACGACAGTCCCAGAGCCTGAACCAGAAGAAGAAGTCTGGGATCCCTATGCGGATTGCAGGGGTACCTCAGCTTGTGACAGTGCCCCTGGGGGGTATGACTCCTGGGAGGATTACGACCAGTCCAATGATCCTGGTTATTACGACGATTGGGGCGAAACTCCCCCGGGGTATGCAACCTGGGAAGACTTCACTATCGAAGTCGAAGCGGGAATAGTTCCCCCTGAAGACGCTGAGGAGTTCCTCCCCGAAGATGTCCAGGAGGAGTACATCCCGCCCCCACCGCCAGTTTATGTTCCGACCTTTAGCTATACATCCATCTCTTCGTCCGTGTCCGAAACCCTGTCGACCTCTGTTTCCACAGCCCAGACTGGCGTAGTCAGTTCCTCAGAAGTTACTGCTGCGAACGTCACCGGCACCGAGGTCACCGGCACGAACGTGACGGGCACCAACGTCACCACCGCTGATTCGGGAATCCTGACCCACAATAGCAACGACGGTCATTGGCATTTAGATACAACGACGGTCACAACTACGGAAACTACGACGGCTACGACTACGGCGACTACGACCGCTACCACGACTGCTACGACTGTCACAACCACCTACGTCGACTCGACAACCGTGGTGGCCCGGGAGGGAATAAGCACGACGTTCTGTACATTCGTTGACGGCCAAGTATCCAGTTGCGATGTACAGGTGGAGTGGGCTGACTCCACAGCTGCTACTACCGCTGGTGACGCTTACACGGGGATCGCTGTATCGACTGCTACTGCAGATGTCGTAACGAGCGCTACAGCGGATGTTGTAACAACTGCAACTGCAACGGCGACCGTAGGCACCGAGGAAGGCTGCGCTGAGGGTGGCTTCCGAGGCTTGGGGGACTGGTGCATCGTCCAGTCAAGTCAAAGATCCGACTACGACCATATTCAGTTTTCTTTGGACGAGGTAACCAGTGTCCGTATCGACGCTGAAACAAATCTAACTCGTGCCCAGTTCAATACAAATAATGAGGCTGCCGACCCCTACATCTATCTACACCACGACACTCACGCTGCTGAGGGAGACCACTCAGGGGATACAACGGCAATAGGGGTTGGTCAACTTATTGAAGGTGACGATGACGGTGGGAACGACTGTGGGAACACTTGTGTTAACCCGCCGAGCAGTGCCGTGGATGTGGATGAAACTCCCACTATCACCTACTGCAACACCGGAGGCGCTTGCTCCAATGGTGTTCCAGTGATCGACAACGTGAGCGATCAGTGGGACAGCCGCATCGTCCGCACGAACATGGATGCGGGCGACTATGTGGTGCGTGCTTCCGTGTACAACGGGAACAACGATGGGTGGTATCGACTAACAATTGAGGAGGATGACTAATGGGTATCGGGGAGTCATTTATTTATGGCCTAACAGCGCTCATGGGGCTGTTTTGCGTCTATTTGTATATTCAGCTCAAAAAGGACCTGTAGAGCATCGGGTACAATGAGTAATGTCCGAATTGTTCTCATTGGGCAGTTTTCTAAGGAGCATGTATGGCCACCTCACGCCCGTATACGGGGTTTGACGGAAACGCCACCAGCAGACGCGCAGGAACAGAACGGCTCATGCTGGAGCTGAATAAATTGACAGACAACGGAATGTGGCATCTCGGTTCTTGGGTTGTCCGCAGTAAGCGTGGAAAGTCATCTCCATCCGTCCATGGGACGGGTCGAGCCATTGATATTTCCTGGAGAGAGATGCGGCCAGAAAATAAGGGGTCAGGCCTCTATTCTGACGCCCTCAAAGTCTGTGACTTTCTAGTCGAGCACAACGAGCAATTGGGGATTGAAGCCGTTTACGACTATTTCCCAAAGCCGTGGGCCCGGGGATGGAAGTGCGATCGTCAAAAGTGGGTTTCCTATGACCACAAGGTCATGTCCTACACGCCGGGCGGAGATTGGCTTCATGTAGAAATCAGCCCGGAGCACGCCGATGACGAGAATTGGTACGCCCTGAATATCCCGCGCCTCTGGGGAACACCCGACAAACGAACCGTTGTTAGAAAATCCACGATCAAGAAGGGCTCCAAGGGCAAGACGGTTACCTACATGCAGGAACAGCTCAACAGGCATGACCACCAATGTGAACCATGTAGCTGGGAGCTTAAGGTCGACGGCAAATTTGGACCCATTACTGACGCCGCAGTCAGAGAATTCCAGGGCAACCATAGAGAAGTAGGCCGTGTCGACATTCCGGAACGTTCAGAGTTGGTAGTTGACGGCATCTGCGGACCCCAAACCTGGTGGGCGCTTGATGATTGGGCGGATGAGGTGCTATAGACATGACCGTAACCGAAACCTACGTTCGAAAAAACGTTCTGGATCAACCAGTCGAGCATTACCCGGGTTTGCTTCCGCCAGAAATGTGCAATGGGTATCCAGACCCAAGGGTTTTCTACGAAGAGGATGTTTGGGGCATTGTCGATCCCGGTGACATTGTCGCGTCGTGGTTCGGTTCAAGCTGCACTCCCCAACAGTTCATAGATTTCGAACTGGCTCAGAGACTTGAAGTTTCCAGGGAAACGGGTCTGTACGACGACATCCGCGATAACGGCATGCACGCACGACCCCTTGGTGCCAAACGCGCGGACGGCACCATCGACTTCATGGATGGTAGTCACCGGATTGTCGTATGCCACGACCTTGGTAGGCCGGTTCCAATGAAATTGTTCAACTGGTTCGACCTTCCAGCACCCTGTTTAACAGCGTGGTTATCCCACCCTGATATGTGGGTCGAGGGAATAGGTTTCGGCGGATGACCGAGATCTTCGTCGCCTTGATCGGCTTCTTTGCCATGACTTCAGTGGCGTTGATTGAGAAGGTCCGCAGAGACAATAAGCGCGACCACAGTATTGTCGCCATGAAGCTTGACATGATTGCTCAAGGACTAGGTAGATCTATCGACCAGATCCGTGACGCTACCGAGCGGACAGAGGAACACATAGACAATCATGTCGCTGACCATGCCCGAGGCGCGTTCAAATAGAAAAAGGGAGGGGGGCCCTAAATGATTAACCGCATCAAGACGGCACAGCCGCAAACACACCTAACAAGCACCTTTCTAGGCTGCTTGACCGCCATGAGTGATGGTGACCTGTCATCCATCACAGGTGACCACTGGGTCAATGCGTTGAGGTCGGGTGGAATAACAGCAGCAATTGCCACTGTGGTGGCAGCAGTTGGGCTTCGTGTGAACAACTGGACTCGAGCAGCGCTATGTGGTGTAGCGACCTTCAGCGTGGAAATGATTGCTCAGTCGCCGACCTATGGCACCTCAAGATCCGACATCTTCCAGACCTCGCTAGTCGCAGCAGGCATAGCAACCGTCCTGGCCCTGGTGGCAGGCAGGATGTTCGGTAAGTTTCTACCCGCCGAATAGCTGCTGAAGTAGACTGGTTATATGTTACATACGGTAACCGACGTTACGTTTGATGACATCATCAACGATTTCGGAACTTACGCCGACCTGCTTCTTGAGCATAAGGTTCTTGGATTCGCGGCACCCCTGTATTTGGACATACACCAACACGCCGAAATTCTGCAGTTGATGTACACCTATGGAGTGTGTACTTCTTACCCCATAAACAACAGCGTTGGCCTGTGGACCAACAACACGGGAGTTAATCATCACCCGTCAACCAGCTTGAAGGACGGAGATGACCCCCTGGAGTTGGCCAAGCGGAACTACCACGCAGACACCGTTGAAACCAAACGACCAGAGTCAGTCATCACCATGAGTATGCACACATACTCAAAGGCGGTCTATGGAAATCGCCCGGGTTACGAGGAACTTGCGAAGTGGGAAGGTGAAACTGTCTATTTCGATATGCAGGACCTGTACCAAAAATGTCCGTTCAAAGATTATCTAGCAACTCTTGACCTTAAGCATCCCCCCCTGCCCGGTACGGAAGTAGAAATCCATCCTGCCCTGCGGACTCATCCGATTACTGGCAAAACTTCCCTGTGTCTCTCAAACTCCAATTGCGTGCCGGTGGGATGTGAGTTCAACACTGTCCCAAGGTATGACGGTCAGGAACGAACCTTTAACGAAAACACCCTAGAGTATGACTATTTCAAAGAAGGCGACCTCCCACAGGAGTTCATCGAATACATAGCTTGGTTTAAAGGCGAATTAAATAAGGAAGAGAATCGCCACTGGTGGCATTGGGAGGAGGGCAATTTCGTCATCTGGGATAATCGATGCACATTCCACTCATTTAGCGGATACGAGTTTGGGCCCACACGAGTATTCGACAAGGGCATGGTGGGACACGAAGGCGTTTGGTATGGAGAAAAGCCACAAGAGTTCATAGATGAAGACGCTCAGGCCAGACCCGCCCCGGAAGAGTTCGGTCACGTCTCCTGGGTGGCGATTGATGTGTTGGAGTGGGAGGCCGGGCCCACCAACAAAACACACCCGATCGACGACGATCGTCCTGACTACGGTCCAAGAACGGAGCGCGACGTAGCCATCGTAGGGGCGCCTGTCGAATTTGGCGACGGTACTAAAATGACCCACACCACCGTGCAGGAGCAAGTCCCATATAAGCGCAGTCCAATCCATGAAACCTATGATGATTGATTGCTAAGCTCAAGTCCCATGAGGACATTCGAAGAATTCCAGCTATTCGACCCCTCCTTTTGCGCCCACGTCAGAGAAATAGCCGAGCATGAACGTGCACATTCGGCGACCATTGTGGGGGAAACGCGCAACGAGTCCAACGAGACCGTTAGAAGGGCCACCCGCTACAAGATTGCCGACCCTGGGATTCTCAATAAGGTGCTCGACGCCTTTGGCGAATGGGACAACTGGGACTTCTGCACCTACTGGGGAGAAGAAGCCCTACCCCTCGTGGAGGCCATCCTCTACAAGCCTGGGGACTTCTATAAGCCACACACTGATTGGAGTCCCACCTACTCCGCACGGAAGCTGTCAATGACCGTACAGCTGTCTGGGACTACGGAATACGAGGGCGGCAACGTCCTGCTACATGACGGTCCAGAGCCGCACACTGTTTATCGCAAGCAGGGAACCGCCTGCGTGTGGCCTTCGTGGACCCTGCATGAGGTCGAGCCAGTTACTTCTGGGGAGCGTTGGGCTCTGGTCGCGTGGATGCTGGGACCCGACTTCTATTAAGCCGGGTGTGATACTCGACGCCGGACATCTCTTCATGCTGGAAACGATTTCGTATGGCCTTCTGCGCTTCGGGGTCTTGTTCAATTAAAACAAACCGACGGTTCATCTGAAAGGCAGCGACCCCTAGGCTCCCATGGTAAGCGCCGTAGTCAAGCACCCAATCGCCTGGTCGGGTACTCGCTTCGAGTAGCGACCGAAAGGATTCTTCCGTCCAGCCCTGATGGGCTTTACTTTCGTTGAGTTGGAGATAAAAGGTTCCGGTCTTGTGTAGAAGCCTCCAAGCTTCCTCAAATTCGGACTCAGCGTGTTCGTTGACGAAGACGGTTTGGTTGACGAAGATGGCTTGGAACATCCCATCTGGAAAGTATTGGAGGGCGTCCAGGGCATCGCTCTCAATGACCGTGTCCGGCGCACTGTCTCTGTCGAATTCGGGAATGGTCATGATTTCGAAGAGGCTGGGAATATCGTTCCACCCAGCATGGTTCCCCATACTGGAATGTCTCGCAGATCCATGGGGTCAGCCGTGTAGGGGTCTTCTTCCAGGATCGCCAGGTCTGCAAACTTGCCCGGAGATATTGAACCAACTTCGTGATCCATCTTTAACAAGTGGGCGGCCCCCAGAGTGATGGCGCGCAGAGCTTCGTCGACGGAAATGCATTCGTCAGGGCCCAGCGTCTCCCCCGAGGGGGTCACACGATTAACCGCCGTCCACGCCACATGCAGGGGACCGAGGGGCGTTACGGGGGCATCGGTGTGTATAGAGATGGGCACCCCTAGGTCAAGAGCAGTACGAGCGGAGTTCATACGGGCCGCTCTGTCTGGTCCTACGGTGTAAGCAGCGTGCTGCTCTCCCCAGTACCAGGTGTGATTTGAGAACAGATTGGCACACATTCCTAGTTCTGCCATCTGTTCATACTGCCTTGCACTTGTGAGTTGGCAGTGTTCGACGACGTAGCGATGGTCGGGTCGCTTGAATTCTGCCTGGAGTTCTCGAACGGCCTCTATGAACACCTCTACCGCTTGGTCCCCATTGCAGTGTGCGTGTACCTGGAATTCCGCTTCGTGGAACGGTCGCATCCATTCGGTGAGTTTCTCGGGATGGTGTAGCCACATCCCGTTCTGCTCTCCATTGATGTAGCCCGGCCAACGAAGCCGGGCCGTGTACCCCTGTATCGAACCGTCCAGAACGACTTTGACCGCACCTAAGCGCAGCTTTTCACTGGACTGTTTCCGGGTAGCGATAAGGGTCTCAATTGTGGCCTGACTTATGATTGTCATGTCGAAGATGAACAGGCGGGTTGGAAAGGCGGGGTGGTCCACCACTCCACGCCACTCCTCGATTGTTGCCGGGTCGGTAGAGGACGGATTACCGAGGTCCGTCAGGGTAGTGATCCCAGCGTTGTTTGCTAGGCGCCCCAGATCCCACTTGGTCTTCTCTGCCTTCATGCGGCCATGGAAAGACCGGAATGCCTTACCCGCTAACTCCATCGCAGGGGGCTCCTGCAACTCTCCAATGGGTTCTCCGTAGCCGTCCTTGGGGACCCCCGTCATGTCGATATCAGCCGTGATCCCCTCAATGCTCATCAGAACATGGTTGACCGTAGCGATATGTCCGCTTGCGTGATAGACGAAGATCCGTCGGGTGGTGGATACCCGATCTAGGTGATCGGCCACTAGCCGTTCTCCCCCGAAATAGATGGGATCCAGTCCCCAAGCCAAAAGTGGTTGATCTGGGTCGTCGATGGCGGAGTCTGCCTCCCGAAGCCGCTCGATGACTTCGCCGATGTTTTTGCATCCAGGCCAAGTTCGTCCAGACGGATCAGACCTGTCAAAGAAGCCACAGTAGGTGTGGAGCCAGAATCCGGCAGCCTGGGCGTGGCTATGGGCTTCGATGAAGCCCGGCAGGAGAACCTTGCCCGCGAAGGTGTCGTCAATCGCGTGATCTCCAGAAACACACAGTTCGTCTACTGATCCAGTGGCGACAATGCGCCTGTCCCTTACTGCCACAGCTGTGGCCTGCCGCCATGGGGCCGTACCTGGACCATTGGGAAGAACGGGGTCCATCGTGTACACGGCTGCCGCTGGATAGATAGTAGTGCTCACACACGGGATCTTAGCATCTGCCTCGGGCTAGTGATTTGCGTGACCGATGTCACTGTCAGATCATCAAAAAGTATTTTACATTTTGGGACTTAAGCTCCCTGGTGGGAAAACGCCCTTTTCTTGCTTTTTAGGTGTCCCTCGGGGAGGGAATTCCCGGGGAGGGACGGGGGACACTTTCCACCTATGTATGTGGGCTCCCTTTGGTCACCAAAATCCCCGTCTCTCCGCACAATCCCGAGAAGACATGCGCCTATAGGGTATAATTAACATAGGCAGTTCCCACCGGTTCTGCCTGCAGGAAAAAGTGGCCATTTCTCCTAATTCATCTGTACCTCTAGGACGGAGGAGGTGAACCTGTAGCTCGACTGACGAGGGCAGGGGGAGGAAACATCGCCCCCTACTCTCGTCTTTCGGGGTATAAGATCACTTCCATGCCGACTATTACTCCCGACGAGGTCGTCTGGAGCAACGACGGTCACACGATCATGTTGCACATCGAGAGGGAGAATCTTGAGGTTCTCGATGTCAGCTGCCCGCACGACCTTGCGTTCAAAAATGACATTGACCCGGATGCGGTAGATACGGATGGAGACGGCTTCGTCCAACCCTGCCTGGAGGGCTCCAAGGTCGGCTGCGTGGTAAAGCACTTTCTGAACCTCTATGGGCTCGAGTGCAATATCGGCTCCTGTGCGCCGGAACCGGTGCTAGAGATATCGTGGTGTCTGCATGGAAGTATCCACGATATCGATCAGGCCCAACTCTGGTTCGTCCCCATTAAGGACGAAGTTTTTTACGCTTGGATGACTCAGCGGACTTAGCACGCCACTTCTCAGCTTCTTCATCGCGCAATCGCATCAGATGCTCGCGGGTATAGGTGTCGTAGTAGGTGCTTTTGTCTATCCGGGGAATCATGGCAGGCTTGCTTCGCGGGCGACTCTTCCTTTTGGCAGCCATTACCCCTTCAGCACGTTCCTAATCGCTATCAACAGGGCCTCCCGGCCTCTATTGGTGATAATCCATCTATCATTTGGGGTTGATCGGATGTATTCACCCTTGAAGAGCACCTCTACTGACCGCTCGACTTTGGTTCTTGATGAGAACTTACCACATAGAACGTGTAGCGCATCATCAACAGAGCATCCGGGCTCACCGTCTCGGCTCATTACCTGCGTCAGACAGAGGAGACTGTGGGTAGCGCTGTCTCTTTTGAAAGAAACCGTTGGGTAAAACGCGATGGGGAGACTCTGGACCATGTTTCGAAGTTACTAGAAAGCCTCACGTTTTACAACCTTAGGGGGATCTGCTACCTCTAGGTCCTTCGGTGAATACGTTTTCCCCTTGATCGACACCTTCTCCATGTCGGCCAGAATCTGCATCACTTGACGTAGATGTTGTATATCACTGTGTTTTAAGACACTTTTTCGGTTGACTTCGTAGACGTTTCTGCGATTGACTTTTGTCTTTGTAATAAGTCCAGAGTCCACTAATAGCTTGACTTTTTTGTCAACAAGCTGTTCGCTGCACCCCAAATACACTGACATTGCCCTCTGAGTGAGGGTTGGATCCTCAACGATCGCGGCAAGCACCTTCCCGACTGTGGACAACAGTTGGACATCCTCGTCGTTGTGGTACCGAAACAGCTTTGTGCGGTCCAGGGCGTGCATTAATTGGTCGACTTCCGGCGCATTTGGATCCTGCCCCACAGCTGTGGCCAGCACTTTTCGTAGTTCTTGCGACGTTAGGTCACTCATAGCCAACCAGATGTCCCCGATGCCCTCCGGTGGCGGGTGTACTATATAGGTAGCCCGTGCAGATCATTGATTGGAGACTACCATGCTCAAAGATCGGCTGGTTGAGTTGAACGCCGGAGGCGGCCTTCTTTGCAAAATGCCGCGAATCTTTGAGCAATTGGACACCGAAACCAAGACAATTCTGCGTGATTCCCTTGAAAGAAAGACCGCCTCAACGCGTGGCCTGAGAAGCGCCCTATGTGAAGAGGGATATAGCGTTTCTCGAGAGGCCGTAGACCATTCTCGAAAGGTTCTTCGGGGAGAACTCGAGTGCTCCTGCCTAGACCTCCTTAAAGGAGGGAGCGGATGAGCGACTCCCTGAAAAAACGACTAGCCGCAGTCGAAGGTCAGGCTGAGCTCCAAGACATAACCAGGCACCGGGTCACTCCCACCGGCTGGGAACCCGGAGTCACCTGGGACGGCACTACGGGTGAAATCACCACAAACACGGTCTACGAGACTGTCGGAGACTGGGATGACCTCCTCTCCGAGCGGGGATTAGACCCGGACAAGTACGAGATCGTCGGAGACACAATCCGGTGGACCAGCTATGACGGCTGGAAACGTGATGAAGTAGGCGGAGAAGCCTACAGCACCATCTGCTACTCGTATAAGGCTGAAATCCGCCTGAAAGCCTACGCCTTCGAGGAACGTCTAATCCCTGAGGATGTATATCAGGAGGTTCGGAAGGCCAAAAAGGGGTCCAAGAAGGTCCCCAAGGGCAACACCCATTTTGTCGTTGCACTGTCGGATTGGCAAACCGGCAACTGTGATGGCGGAGGTTTGGAGGAACAAGTTGAGAAAATTGCCAACCTTGTCGATGCCATCCCAGCTCGTATTGAGGCTCTTAGGAGTGCTGGTCATCGCATCGGGCATGTTGTTTTGGCTGGCCTGGGCGATCTGGTCGAAGGTACATGCGGCTATTACCCGGCCCAGCAATATCGGGTCGACGCAGATAGGCGAGAACAACTCAAGCTCGTTCGGCGCGGAATACGAGACATCATACTTTCCACGGCCCCTACCGTAGACAAGATGACCGTCCTGGCTGTAGGCGGCAACCACGGAGAGAATCGCAACAACGGTAAGGCCTACACCACTACAGGGGACAACGACGATGTCGCCGTATTCGAGCAAATCGCCGAGATAATTGCCGTAAACGAGAAAGCCTTCGGGCATGTCGGATTCAAACTGCCGCTTGATCGACTATCCCTCAGTATCGAACTGGCAGGTCACATCGTGGCCTTTACCCACGGACACCTCTCCAGGCCAGGACAAAACGCCGGGCAAGCAGTATGGAACTGGTGGACGAAGCAGGCGATGGGCCGCGCACATGAAGGCGTCGCTGATGCCAACCTCTTAGTAGCAGGCCACTATCACCACCTCAATGTTAAAGAGCAAGAGGGCAGAGCTCTAATAATCGCCCCCAGCCTCACAAAGGTAGGGGAGTACTTCGCTGATGGCTCTGGAGTAACCACAAGGCCGGGAACACTCAACTTCACGGTAGATCCGGGTGGTTGGAACAACTTGAACATCATCGACTGAGCTATGGCTCACCTCTACACGGTCGAAAAGATCTATAACTTCACCTGCTCAAGGTGCAAGAACTGGTGGTCCTACGCCTCCGAGGAGAAGGGCCTACCCCTCAATATTCAGCAGAACTTCGGTTGTCCGCACTGTGGCTACAAGGATTCCATCGGGGAACCGAGGAACTTGGATTCAGGGTGGAGCACCGTCTGATGGTTGGCGTAGTCCTGTCCCTCATCGGAGTGGCCATTTCCTTCAGCGCGTGGGCGTGGGCAATAGGGGAATGGCCGAACAAACGATGAAGACTGAGAATAAAGCCGCGCATGATTCCTCAACGTTTGCGAAACCCGGCATTGTCCCTACAGGGGGTAAGACCAACTACCTCTATATGAGACTAAGGGAACAGGGAGAGTACATCTCCTACCTACAGGACCTTCTCAAGGCTTCTGGGATCCCCTACAAAAAAGCACACCGATAATGCCCTCCAAAGATCCACACCCCTTGGAGATGCTTGCTATACACCGATACAGCTGGATGAACGACGCTAACTGTAAAGGAATGACCAAATCAATGTTCCCCAAGGAACACAAGGATATTACCTACATAGCCGAAGCAAGGGCCCTGTGCGAAGAGTGCAAGGTCTCATCAGAATGCTTAGAGTACGCACTCGAGTTCCCACCTGCAGACCTACACGGGGTATGGGCAGCGATGACCCCAAGACAGCTCGCCGCAGAACAAAAACGAAGAGGGATCAAACCAGTAAGGCCAACCCTCAGTCAAATGTGGTTTGCGTAACCACCTGCAGAATCACCGCATCATCAGGACCAAACACGTCCTCGATAACTTCCTTCACATCAGACCAGTCAAGGCCCCCGATACCACAACCCACCTGAGGGCAGTTCATCGTCTTAACCCCGTTCTCCTTCATGTGATCCCGCATCTTGACCAGCGAACCCCTCATGAAATCAAGGCTGGCATTAGCACCAGACTCCTCCTGGGTAAACAGGTTGTACACCCAGAACGTCTCAAAGTCACAAGGGAAGATGTCCCCACCCTCAAACGTCCCCTGGATACAGGCCATCTTGTAGACCTCCTTCATATCCGGCAGACGAGAGAACACCTCATTAGCCAACCCACCAATAGCCCCCTTGGTATTGCAACCGTGAGAGAACCCATCAGCAGGTAACTCGAACAGGGAAGTCTCCTCATGGTAGGTAACAGCCATCTAATCAATCCTCACATTGCAAGTCTCGCAGAACTTCATGTTACTCACTTCCACCACCGACATGTCACATGACTCCTGCCCACAAGGATTTAACAGCTTTTCGCCTCGAAGATAGGCTCGAAGGTGCTCATGCGTGCTTGGGAGTGCGTATTTTGCTGTTGTAGGAGGAGGGATCCCCTTTTCTGTGCGTGTGTGTGCCCAGACGCAGTAGAGGATGTATTGCGAAAGTGTTACGTTTTGTTTCTTGGCTTCTTTGAGAATCTTATTTTTTTCTTTGCCGGTGATTCTCAGGACGATGTTGTAGAGCCGGTAGGGGTATTCGGCCCGTTGCGCTTTACGCGGCATCTCGTTCGACGAGTGTGCGGATGTACTCGGTGATTGTCATACCGTAAGCTTCGGACTGGTCGAGCACCGTCTGTTTGAATTCAGACGTGACCTTCATGGTGATGGAAGATTTGGAGCCGTTCGGGCGAACAGGGGGGCGCCCTACATTACGTTTCATCATCTGAGGGATTCCTTTCCACCACCGTAAGAGGTAAGTCAAGGTGGGCCTGGACGTGCCTCTGGTAGGCCTCTAGCACGAAATTGCGATCGCCGTTCGTGTTCATCGTGTAGGCCGCAGCCCCGAGTTCCTGTAGCGTCTTCCGGACACACGGGTGCTCAGCGATTTCGGAGGTTCTGTCCGGTCGCACACCCTTCGCCGAAGCCCCGATGATGTCCTGGAGAT